TTATATTTTCTTTACCATACATTGAAAAATAATATCTTAAATCCTCGTTAGTATAGTAATAAAGCCTTTCTTTTTGCGTATATTCTTTTTCTTCAAATACACTACCAATCGGATAAATTTCTTTTATCTCTTCCAACGTCTTAAACTTGTCTTTTTTCTTCATATTATTCTTTCCTTTCTCATATTTCTATTAATATTATAAAAAAAATCAGAGGAAAAATCAACTTTTCCTCTGACTGTTTATTTATTTAAATTTACGCGCTTACTTCCTCGAAGTATTGTCCAACAAGCTGAGAAGGGGTATAATATAGAATCGTACCTTGACCATTACTATCGTCTCTTGTACATTTATAAATCTTATCTCCCTCTTTATAATACTTGTCTTTATAATATCTCATGCCGACTTCTGCCGTAATAGGATTGTTAAGAGTGCCTTCTTCTTCTGGCTTTGCAACTGCTTCCCAGTGCGCGAATGTCACATCAGGTGTCCAATTAGGCACGCCACCAGTAATTGCATTATAGCATTTGTAAAGTTTACCATTATACCTACACCTATCACCTACATTGTATGCAATTGGTTCCCATGCAGGAAAAAGTTCAATACTCTCAAGCGCCTGTTCGTCCGGAAGCAAGGTCGCCGCGGACTCTATTTTTTTTCTAAATGCCAACGCTTCTGCTCTTGTCATATAGCTTCACCACCAGTTATTATTAATAAAGCTTCGTCAGTAGTAATTTCATCATCGGTGACGATTCGATAATTTTGTTTAATTACGGTCTCTTCTTCCGTCCAATATGGCTCCGCCCTCTGATCAGGCCCAAGAGTCGGATATTCATTTTCTTCTATTGGTTTATACCCTAAAGCTAAGATAGTTTCCGCGGGCGGATTGGTTATTATCATTCCATCCTTAGCATACCAACCATCGAAGCCCTTTGGAAAAGTATTCTCATCTATAAATTTATAATAATTTGTAGCCAACTTCTAAACTCCCCTTGTTATAAAAATTTTGTGCCGAAACTCTATCATATAAACAAGGTCGGCGCGATGAATCTAAGCAAGGCTGAAAGTCTCGTACAAGAGTTTGACCATCCCATATTTTTAACCAGTATATTCTTTTTTGACCGTCGTCACCTTTATCAGCACGAATACGAGTTGACGAGCTTGTACCAAAAAGAAAAATATTACGATTTGATGTAAAATTATCTGGATCATGAGTTGACCTTGTAACTCCATTTATTATGCACTTTTGTGGTGTCACATCTGCTACAAAACGACACTTAGTCTCAGCAGGCTCGGCAAAATTATTTCTTGCACTTCCACTTGTAAATTCCCACAAATCTCCTTTAAGCCTTCCAAGACCTAAAGAATATCGCACAATTGCGTTTTCACCTTGAAAAAGCCATATATAGTCGTTAGCAATTGTATTTGCATTAAACCACCATTCTCCCAAAAGCCTTGTTTTATAAGAGCCTTTTATACCACTATCAAACCATTGTTTATGAGAGGTTGATTCTATATACTCAACAGGAGTATAACCTTTGGGTAATCTATAATCAATTTCGCTCATTATTGTTTTTCGTTTTTCTTCAAAATAGTTCACACCCAAACACCTCTTACAGCGGCATTAAAACCAAAAGAGTTTTTCCAAAAAATAATATCATAATATTTATTACGAACTGGCACAAACTGCCCATTATTTATATCTATTCCACTCCAAATAATGCCAGTGGGATAACTAAATTGAGGAGTTGCAGTAAATTTTATGGAAAGTTCTGACATATATGTGTCAAGGATGTTTTCGGGAAAAGTAACAGTACATGAGGCACCCCCATCTGGTAGTCCTTGATATATTTTGTTATTACCAAGCTGGATTGAAGAACTAAGACGCTCTAATTTTGGAACGGTTTGTATTAAATATTGCTGCGTATTTAACTGGCCATATCGATAACCAAGTTGTGTATCTTCTCCGCTACCAGAAACAAAAAGACTATCAAGACAATCTTTGTTAGTGTGCGTATGTGCCTTTTCATTTAACGCTGTATACTGGGTATTAAGAGTATCAACATCTTGCGTAAATGTCTCCTGATTCGATGCGAGCGTAGAAATATCCGTTGTGTTCTTTTTGACCCTTGTGTCCATCGAATCAATGGCGCTGCCAAGAGCCTCGATATCAGTCTCAGCTTGAGTTTTCGAACCAACCAACGCATCAAGCGCGCCTTGTGCATTTGTAACACCTTCCAAGTTTGCATTTGTGTAGCTTACCTCGGAGGCAGTTGTTGCGCCGCCTCCTTTTAGAGTAAAAGCTACGCCATTGTAAGTTACTGATTCAACGGTTTTACTTGTATCAAGGCTCATTCATCAACACCCCCGACAATAATTCGAAGTGCATCACTATCAGTACACTCCATTATCTCATCCGTCTCTATATAAGTATAGCCAGAAGTTGGAAGGTCTACTGCTTCACAATAAGTTTCTTCTGTACCAACTTTTTTTATCATTTTGTTCTCGTCACTATATGTGCGAACAAGACCGTTTGAAAGTGTCTCAGTTTTTATCATATTAGCTTCCCTCCAATTCTGAAATAGGTTTAATCTGGTTGGCAAAAGTTACCCAGTTGGTTGCGATTTTATAAGAGTCTACAAGATTATCGGGAACATAAATATAGCCGGTGCCAGCGGCGATTTTTGTACTATCGAAAGCATCAATATTTTTAAGAACACAAACATTTGAGTTTCTTAAAATTAAGGTATCTAACTGTCGAGCGTAAATAAAAGCATTACTTTCAATATTATTAACAGATAAGAAATCTATTTTTTGAATAACAGTATCTCTAAAAGTAAAAGACATTATAGTTGTAACCAACGGTAAACTTACTTGAGATAATTTACTACATCCCCAAAAAGCGCTACCAAGTGCACCAGTTCCAAGAGTATGACATGAAGGCAATGACACAGCTTCTAAGTTGTTACAGCCATAGAAGGAGCTACCACCTACGACTTGACAATGAGGAAGGCTTATGGCTTTAAGTTTGGTACATCCATAAAAGCTATTATAGCTAGTATTTATGACATTTGGAAGATTAATGTCTGTTATTTCAGTGCAATTTGCAAAAGCATATTCACCAATTTGTGTAACTCTATCATTCGTATAAGCCCCGCTAATCTCTCTTGTTATTAAGCTATCAAGCTCATTGGCATTTGATCCGCTTGCATCCGTAATTACCAGCTCAGAATTTCCATCATCGAGTAAATTCTGTACTATATTATAGGCTCCTTTCTGTCCAATAAGCGTCAGTATTGCTTCTACTAACTCGTTTATTGACATATTCTCAGTAGCCAAATCAGTGTTATCCTTTAAATAATCCGCAAGTGCCTTTTTAGCATTTGTTATTCTCGCTATTTGCTGACCTATCTTTGAATCTGCTGGCGCAATTGTAGCCATTATCCTTTAACCTCCTGAGTTTCGACTTTATATAGCCGCAAGAGCTGTTTCAATATCATCAGTAAGTGATATGGTACCGCCAGAAGTCTTGCCCGCAGGAATTCTATAAGAAGTAGTAGTCAAACCATCAATTGTCGCGGTGATAGTGCCATTATCAGCCATAGTACCAGTAATAACAGTACCTTTGGCATCCACTATCTTCTTACCGACAAGAACATCAGCGGCTGTTGCGGTAACCCCAGTAACATCCTGATAGTTAACAGGGATGGCTGCAACCGTAACCTTATCAAGAACCTTACCCTTGGTAGGAGTGATTGTCTGCGTGGTCTTGGTAGGAGTAGCAGTCTTCTGTTCAAGAACAATAGTAACTGCGCCTTTACCACTATGGTGACCTGCCGCGATTGTAAATGACTGGTTATTAGCAGTAGCATCAAGAGTTTTGGTAACAGTGCCATTATCTGTCATAGTACCATCAATAACAGTACCATCTGTGCCAACAATCTTCTTACCAACAAGGACATCCCCTGCGGCAGCAGTTACGCCAGTAACATCTTGATAAGCACGAGGAATAGCGGCAACGGTTATCTTATCAATGACCTTGCCCTTAGTAGCAGAAATAACTTGCTCCGCCTTTGTGGGTGTGGCTGTTTTAGACTCAAGTACGACTGAAACAGTACCCTTACCACTATGATAGCCAACAGGTACGGTATAAGTTTGATTGCCAGTAGAAGCATCCAAAACTTTTGCTACTGCGCCATTGTCGGTCATTGTACCTTCAATAACAGCACCGTCAGTACCTACGATATTCTTACCGGTAAGTACATCTGCTGCTACTGCAGTAACACCGGTAACATCCTGATATGCAGCGGGTATTGCAGCAACAGTAACTTTACTGAGAACCTTGCCTGTGGTAGGAGTAATATCCTGTGCTTTCTTTGTAGGAGTAGCAGTCTTCTGTTCAAGAGTTATCGAAACAGCGCCCTTACCATTGTGTATGCCAGCAGGAACAGTGTAGGATTGATTATCTGCCGTTGCATCAAGTGTCTTTGTAACTGCACCATTGTCTGCAAGAGTACCTGCTGCAGTAGAACCATCCGCCTTAATAAAAACCTTGTTCGCGCGGACATCTCCTTCTACAACTGTAACAGCACTAACATCCTGATAGTTTTCGGGTATGGCTTCAACCGTTACGGAAGAAAGACCATAGTGACCTGCATCAGGAACTACTGACTGTTGTTCTTTAGTAGGAGTAATTTTCTTTGTTTGAAGGCTGTAGTTACCACCACCCGCAACACCTTTAACGGTACCGCTACCATTATGATAACCTGCGGGTATTGTATATGTCTCACCTTCCTTGACATTTGCATCGACTGCGCCGTGATTCTTAATTGCAGCAGCCTTTGTTGCTAATTCATCAAGCTTATCTGTGCTTGTAGCGATTCCCAGACCAACTTCCCATGTTCTTATCTTATTTCTCGCTTCTTGTAGTCTGGTAATTTCAGTTTGTGTGCTCATTAATTAGCCTCCTAAATTGTTTCTAAAAGTGCATTTATATTACCGATTTCTGTAAAAACTGCCGCAGAGGTAATCGGTTTAGTATTATCTTCATCCACTGTGGTTGCCGTATCAACAGATAAACGACGACCTTCCAGTTTTAAGCCGTCTCCTATGATGTAGCCACCGGTTCCGGGGTCTCCACCACCGCCACCACCGTATTTATCGGTATACGATTTTGCGAGTGCAAGAGTTACGACATCTAAACTCAATTCTCTTCACCCCCAAAGTAAGCTTATATTTGACTAAATACCTTTGACAGAAGTTCGAATATTGCTCTGCCATAAAGTCCAATTAAGTTTAGTAGATTAAATAAAATTGCTTCTAACATTTTATGGTCCCTCCGTTATAATTCCAAGAGCTTCTGAATCCGAAACTTCTTCTTGATGTGTTAGGAAAAGTTGATATTCCTCCTCAGAAACCTCGGTTAAGTCTGTCTCGGTTAGAGATTTAGCAAGAACTATATAATCTGGATAAATTTCACCCGTTATTTGATTTTTTAAATGTAGATTTTCCGCAGGGTGAATTATATTATTAGTTACTGTCATAATTACACCTCACGCTATTGTCCAGTTTTTATTAGTAATTGCGGTCGCTATTGTGACCGCGCCCACATCCGTCGAGTCACAACTAATATAAAGATTTGTTGTAGCATCTAATTTAACATAGTTGGTATAAAAGACGCCTGTTTCGGCGTTTTTTAAATTATCATGTACTGTTACCGTTAAAGCAGTTTCACCCGTTAAGTCTTTTAGAGCATTGAGGACATTTATACATGATGCTAAATTTAAATTCCTTTGTCCGCCAAGATCTAATGCAACCCCAACCGTATTAGCCCTTATGTCCAACTCTACAAGTCCTCTTTGGGAATAAAAAAGCTGGGATGCAGTTGTAACGGAAGTAAAATCCAGCCCTGATATTTTTTTTAAATTATCATTAAGACCTGTACCACCACAAGCAAAAGCAGCGTTTAGGGTTGTTACTTTTGATAAATCACCGTAAAAAATAATTTCCTCTAATGAGCCACCCGCGCGATTATTAAAAACATAACTCATATTTGTTAATTTTTCACTAACCGTCAGTTCAATTTTCTTTAAATTGTTGGCTTGGATACCAATATTAAAAGCTTTGTTTAGAGTAGTCACATTAGGAATATTTAAAGTTAAGTTAGTTGCAGTATTAGCACTGGTCACTTGAAAATGTCCCAAGCTTTGCACAAAATTAAGCAAATCTTGGTTCGTTATAGAATCAATCGCATCACCGAAGCCTTTTGAGACGTCCCATGTTATTAAGTCAGTGCTATCAGTTTTAACACGTATACGATTAGCCGTATAGGTCAGGGCCTCATCAAATTTAATGGAGTCAATTACTTTGTCATATGCCATCAATAACTGCCTCCTGTCCAAGTCGGTAGGGCAGCAAGAACATCATTAACTATTGATTGCTTGTCTGCTACCGTCCAATAATCAGTACCTTTAACGGGTGTTTTGCCATCAATACCCTTCACACCCGGGTCTCCTGTATCACCCTTATCTCCTTTTAAACCAACATTCGAGCCATCATATTGAAGCTTTCCGCTCACCACATCAAGCTTATCAAGAATGGACTTATTGCTATGAGTATGAGCATCTTTCACAAGCTCGTCAAGTGCTCCTTTGACATTTGTAGCACCGGCCAACTGCTTATTAGTATAACTGACTCCGTCCGCAGTAGAAGCTCCTCCGTGCTGATCGGTATACGATTTTGCAAGGGCCAAAGTCATAACATCAAGACTCATCTACTGTCGCCTCACATTTCGTACCATTTTCCATCATTTCCCATAATAAAAACTTGCTTTGTAGAAATGATATAAACTTTATCACCAAAGGCAATATTCTCATTTTGAGCCAGTGCAGTCTTATCAGCATCTGTCATACAATACCATAGTCGATCCTGCACGTTCGCTCGCGCCCACGATTGAGCAAGGACATAATTATCCATCTTCTTTCCTCCTATTTTAAAAATAAAGAGAAGTACCTTCTCTACAATACAAGTAGAAAAGATACCTCGTTTATTCGTTATTCCCAGTCTACATACCTTTTCTTTTTTTTCGGCGCGGGAGTTGTCCATAGGAGTAAATCCATGGCACGAGTCGCCGCGACATATTGTATACGCTTTTCTTCGGTGTTCCATCCGCGTGCACCAATAACAACAACATTTTTTGCCTCAAGACCTTTCGAAGTATGGATAGTAAGAACCTTTACAGTATCTTGAGCCATTTTTTTGGAGAACTCTTCTTCAGTAATCTTACCTCTTTTAAAGGTATCGCAAGGGATTCCTTTCATTTCAAGATAGGTATAAATAGCTTCCAATTCTCCATTGGTGCGAGTTAAAACAAACCAATCCTTGTAATTGCCCTTCTTCAAAATAAGATTGGCAATTACATCAGGGTCATATTCCGCGCGGGCAACTATACCTTCGGACTCTCTCATTGAAAATGAATCGTCAAAATACTCATCTCCCGCCTTGCGAATAAGTGCTTTTGCATAATCAAGAATTTTGGATGAATTACGATAATTCTCATTTAAGTGATAGGTTGTAACTCCTGGGCTATTTGCCAACTCGACCAGCAGGTCGGGTCGAGCCATATTAAACTCGTAAATACACTGACGGTAATCTCCAACAAAGAAGAAATTCTCGGGTTTAAGCATATCAAGTAGAAACTCAAACTGAATTTCACTTGAATCCTGCGCCTCGTCAAGGAGTAAATGCTTTACAGGAGACACAACAACAGGGTTCTTCTTTATAAGATTGAAAAACCCGTCAAAATTCTCTTTTGCTATATATGAAGTCGTATTGATTCCATGAGAAGTTAAAATCTTGTTCGCATAAGAATGAACCGTTCCAATGAAAACCGAAGTCTCACCGAGTCTTTTCCTCATTTCTTCCGCTGCCGCATTAGTAAACGTGATAACTACAATCTGCGCGGGGTCCTCACCATTCTCGAGAAGATAACGTACTCGTTCGGTCAGAACGCGAGTCTTTCCGGAAGCAGCACATGATATAACTACCACCTTATTATGAGATGTTTCAACTATTTCTTTCTGTGCTTTACTAAGTTCCAAACTTAATTATCCCCCCTTTTTCAAATTATAACCATAAATATTTGACTGATATAAATCTATATAGAACTTCTCTCGTTCGGAGAGTTTATCTTTGTCAACTTGTTCAAGTACAGTAAATGTAAAGTCGCTCCAATTGCCATATAAGGCTTCATGGATTTTTTGCTTTGAGACTGTACCAATATTGAGCGAAGTTTTTATATGCTCTGCCCAACGTTTTGAGATTTCAGCAGATGTTTTGCCTATATATTTCTTATGAGATTTTTGATTTTCAATACAATAAATGACACTGCGCGGCACACTATTACCGAAGAGTGCGTTTATCATATCATTAAAAGACTTTTGAAGAAAAGCTGTCCATATCAATTTATAGATGACTGTCTTTTGGTTAAAGGTTCGGCTTAACTCAAGAAGCCTATCAATATCTTCTTTTTCCAAAGTAGATAAATGTATTATATGAGATTCTTTCTCGTTCTCTAAAAGCTCCTCTTGACGCCGTTGCTCATTTATTGCGTCACATTGTGCGCGATAGTCATTAATTTCTTCTCGAAGTGCCAAAATAATTTCCATCGCTTCTTCTGCGGCGAAGTCCGCTTCGGATTTATGTTGCTCCGCTATTGAGTCATAAATATCAGTTAATTGTTGAAGCTCTTCTACATATTTATCCGTGCGTTCTTTTCTTTTTTGTTTCTCTTTTTCCCAAAGATAGTTACTATAACTTGTAAGTTCTCGCTCAAGTTCAGCTTTCTTATATTTTGCTTCTTCTTTCTTCTGGCGCCGTGCGCATTGTAAGGCAACTTCGGCTTTTTCCTTTTCTTTTCGTGTATTGGCAAGTTCTTTATCTAAGACTTCTTTTGCTTTTATTTGCTCATCAAGTTCTTCTTTAATTTTCTTTGAAGACTCAATGTCGTTTTGAAGTTGTAGATTTTTCTTTTTTCTATGACTTCTGATTAAACTGGTTATAAAAAATATTAAAACTATTCCAACTTGTACGCTTAGAATAGTTAAAATAAGAATATCTCTGTCCATTATTTATTCTCCTTTATTTCTCTTATTATAATTATAAGAGAAAAAAGAAAAGAAGTCAAATTTCTTTGACTTCTTTTCCTCTTACAGAGGTAATTTATCGTTCTCTTCAATTTCCCACTTACATATCTCTTCATACAACAGTTTACCATAGCTATTTTGATGAAATTGTTCACTATAAATTTTATATAGCGAGTCTGCCATCTTTCTTTCATATAAAGGTATTTTTCTTGTTGTATTATACTGATAGTAAATGTTTTTAATTGCATTGCGGCAATCTTCCGCACAAAAGTTTTGAACCTGAGCAAATCGTGCATCTAATTCTTTAAACTTCCCATTAAGCTCCTTTAAAGCAACTTTAATTTCCTCTATTTCCTTGGATTGCTTTTCGTCATGTTTCTTTATCTCTGCTGAGTGTTCATCAAATAACTGCTTAAAATGCTTATTCTGCATTTTAGTTATAACTCCGATAGCACTCATTACACTAAGAAAAAGCCCCACAAGCGCGCCAAGATTTTTTATTACCTCAAAAAACTCCAACTACCTTCCCCCTTTTCTTAGGATCTCCATAAATAAGTAGTCGGATGTCACAAACTATATTCTATTTTCATACTTCCGCCATAAATCATCATTATGCCAGATTGTAACCACTCGAAATTCAGGTTTAAAAAGATCCCGACAGCTCTTGAGATTGTCTAACTCCCAATAAGGAATACGATATAACGATAATCCGTGCGCAAGAGCATAACTATTCTTTTGTCGGTCATGTCCTTTAGTTTTAAGAAAGTCTCGTTGAGTCTTCTGAAGATATGCAACTCGTTTAAAGTGTTGCTGTCCGTCAAATTCAATTAAAGCTCCCAGTGCGGGCAAGTAAAAGTCATAACGATAACGCCCACCGCGTAAGTCAGAGAACTCCTTTTCTCGTTCAAATTGGAGTCCTCCTTTACGCAACAAATTAACGATTGCCTGCTCACCCTTCGAGGTCTTCATGGAACTTTTCTCCAATCAAATAATTGATATAATCGACAAACTGGTCACGAACTTGACGAAGCTGCGTAATATTGAAAGTTTTAAGAGCAGAGCCTTTGGGGAGATAGATAAGATTATCGATATTTTCCGCTTGCAGTGTATACAAACGATCAAGCGCCGCAGGGTTAAGATCATCAACATCATAATAAACTACTTCAATTCGTTCACTCTTGCCGCGCTGATAGCCAAGTTCATAAGCAGTATCGGAAGAGCTATATATATCTTTAGACATTACTCATTACCTCCAAACACTTTATTGTAGGTGCAATCTTTAATTGTCAAATCGTCTCTAAACCCGACCATTTTTGCATGACGAAGACCGTTGGTTCCTTCCATGACCTCCATACAACTGACTTCAATGCAACGACCTTTGTACTTGTCAGGGTTCATTTTTATTTCTTCTGTGAGATTGCTGAGAAGACCAATCGGTATAACCTTATCTCCTTTAACTACACCAATCTCAAGAGATGCCGCCCAGTCATAGTAATAAGCTTTTGTAACAGGTTCAATAGTACGATACTTATAATATTCGAGATAATGCTCTCCCTCGGGAAGTCGTTCATCAGTTTTTGAATTAACCCAATACTTCCAAGATTCAATTTCCTTGCCCGCATAGACTTTCGTGGGGCGAGTAAAGTGTCCTGTAAAGAAACAATCTATTGTCTGGTTGATTTCTTTCTTTATCTTAATGGTCTGCCGCGCAGGTGTGCGCTTAGTATAGATAGGACAGTATTTATTGGTTATAACTACACCCTCTCGTCCTGACTCAAGATATTCTCCAATCTTATCCCAAAGCTCTACACCTTTATAGTAAGTCGCATATTCAACATAGGGAATATTGCCAAGCGTTTCTTGAAGTCTGTTTACCGCTTCAAATCTTTTCTCTGCGGGATACTGCATCCAACTCTTACCAGCCCACGCACAGATATCAAAAATATAAAAGTGAAGTTTCTTACCCGCTTCCTGTCGAGCAATACACTTATCTTTTAAGCAACCAAGAAGAGAAGTTATTTTTCTTGAACCCTCATCGCCCGGAAGATAAACTTCACAAAGTAGTACAGTACCTTTTGGCAGGGCGTCCATTAAAGGTTTAATCTGTGGTACCCACTCAATCTTATCAACGACTTCACCTTTAACATTACGATTGCGGGCAATCATCATTGTATTACCGTCTTCATCACACTCAAGTCTCTGGTAATAACCGTCCACCTTCAATGCGCCATAGTAATCTCCCGAAAAGATAAGATTTTTAATCTCTTGATTTTTATCGTGAGCATAATTTTTGGGAAAGCTCCAATACTTCATCGCTTCCATATTGCGAAAATCAATGCCGTCTACATAACCGTACATTCTTTTTTCTCCTTTCGAAATTACATATATTTATATAATATAATATATAATATAATATATATAATATAAAATCAAATTTTATATTTTTACTTCTACTTCTACTTACAAAGCAACCTGACACTGCAGCCGACTCATCAAGTATGCTCTTCGTCCTTAAAAAGTGAATCCAAGAAAACTACCGCACTATCACGCAAATCGTCCAGAGTGCCATTATTCTCAATGATAAGGTCATATCCAAAGTTGTATACATCATCATCAGCATGATTTGATGCATCTTCGGCATCAGCACTCGCGCGCGTTATAAGTAGAGTTGTAGCTCCATAGTAATCTTTGAGACGCTGTATTTCTTCGGGTTCGCGCACATCAATGAAAACTACTACATCATCTGCGAGGTCACCGCTATCAGTAAAAGTATCCTGAATAGACTGTATCTTCTCGTGGATTTTTTTCATCGGAACATCGTTCCAAGTTGTAAGCAAATCTTTAAGATCGCTTAAAAATTTTCGATTCTCTGGCGTTTTCTCACCATTCCACCCACAACTGCGCGCAACTGTCTTCACATAATCAATTGACGAATAGACGTAACATCTTGCGTGCCCAAGTCCAATACAAAGTGACTCGAAAGTTGATTTGCCACTTGTGGGCTTTCCATTTACTACTACTATTTTCACTTCTTTTTCTTCTCCTTTTTTTGAGATTTATTATTAAAGAACTCATCATAGATATCTTCAAATACTTTAAAGCCATCTTTTTCTTTATTATAGCCATAAGCTTCTTGAACGAACTCAAGCATTTCTTCTTTTCTCTTATCTAAGAGGTAAAGAAGGTCTTTATAAATAGACGACATTCTTACTAAGTCATCTCTTTTCGTTTCTTTCTTTAATTTCCAAAAATTAAACACATTCATACCAACATAAATTTTACAATTCTCATTTATATTACTACAAAAGAAAGCTTGTGTTAATAAAAAACGATCAACTTTATTCTTTCTGTCTATTGTACCAAGATAAAGAGCCTTATCTTCTCTATAAAAGCCTTGAAGATTAGCCATAGTTGCAACACACATATTATTATAAGTTTCTTCTTTAGTCATTTTTATGCTCCTTTTTCTTTTCTTTATATATATTATACTAAAAAAGAAAATGGACTTCAAATTTTCCGTTTATCTCGTATCAAAAATTTTATTTGTCTACTTACAAATAGAACCCAATAAAAGGAGGTTTGTCTAATGGAAATGCTCACATTAATTCTTACCATGAGCACTGTGCTCTGGTATGTAATTGACCGTCTTAAAGGAGTTTGGAGCGATCTAAGCTTTGGCAAGTACATCACAATGCTCGTTGCCGCGGCAGGTTCTTTTGCTCTATCCTTCTGTTTCAAGCTTGACCTCGTCTATGCGCTCGAGCTTGTTGAAGAGATTACTCCTGCGGGCGAAGTCCTCACTGCTCTTGTCTTGATGTCAGGCTCAAGTGCGGTGTCAGAGATTATTACTCGAATCAAAGGCGAATAAAGTCAATTATTGAACGCACTCGTTTTTACGGGTGCGTTCTTCTTTTATCAAAATTTGAAATCAGAAAAGAAATTTGATATACTTTTATTAAAGAAAAAATAAAGACGATTATCGTCTTGTTGGAGGAAATAATGGACGAAAAGGTACTTAATTTTGACATAAACAAAACCGAGGAAGAGGCTAATACCACAGCAGATGTTAATGTAGAGGAAAATCTTCTTGAGATGGCAGGCTTTGGTAATTTTGGGGCTTTTTTGAGCCTTGACGAAGAAACCTTTGCTATACTTGCACCTGTAGTTCTTGAACAGTTAGACAAAAGCATACAGGATTCAAATGTAAGAAGGTCTCTTTATATTAACTTCCTTTCCAGTGGCGGAAATATACAAGACATCCGCGGTTTCTATGCTAATTTCGTAGATATTGTTGAAAAAGAACTCAATGCTGACCTTTCTCAGCAGAAAATTGACTTCCTTAAAGCAATGGTAGCAATAATGGCAAATGCCATTGAAACCGCAGGTGCTGAGGCTGAACGACTTATCACTATACCAATTGAGATTATAAATAAAGATGCTAAAATGCCTACATATGCCCATGATACAGACGCGGGTATGGACGTTTATGCTCTTGATGATTACACAATCGCTCCCGGTGAGACGAAGCTAATCCCGACTGGTTTTAAAGTGGCAATACCTGTTGGCTATGAACTGCAAGTACGCCCGAAAAGCGGAAGATGTTTAAAAACAAAACTTCGCGTAGCCAATACCCCCGGAACAATAGATGCAGGCTATCGTGATGAGGTCGGTATCATCATAGAGAATGTAGAGCCACCCATTAAGGATATTGCATATGATTTTGACGAGAACGGCAGACCGATTATTATGTCAATTCTTCATGGCGCATCCTATACAATTGGTAAAGGCGAAAAGTTCGCGCAGCTTGTACTGAGTGCTGTTCCCAAGGCAAGTTTCCAGCAGGTTGAAAAACTGACAGAAGCCGGTGATAGAAATGGAGGCTTCGGGAGTACGGGTCTGAAGTGAGCAAAATAAAACTTGATGAAATTCGCACAGAACTGGAACAAGATAAATGGCAACTTATTTCTAACTCATATAAGAATCTTGATAGTGAGCTAATTGTTGAGTGCCCGGAAGGACACCGGGTATATTCAACTTGGAAAAAGCTTCGTGTTAAAAAAGAATGTCCTGTTTGTAAGCAAAACATCCTTAAAGAAATAACTACCAAAATCATTCCAAAGAAAAAAGACACTTATCGTGTGCTTGCACTTGATCAAGCTACCTATATAAGCGGCTTTAGTATCTATGATGATAAAAAGCTGATTCGATATGGTACTTTCGAGACCGCATTAAGTGAAGAAATTGAACGTGATGATGCTATTCGAAAATGGCTAATCTCAATGGTAACAAATTGGAAACCCGACCTTGTTGCAATTGAAGACATCCAAATGCAACAGCTTGGGGGAAAACAAGTTTATGGTGGCGATAATGTTGTTGGCATCCAAACTTTCAAGACCCTCGCGCATCTTCAGGGCATACTAATGGAAACCTGTTTTGAGATGGACATATCTTTTATACTTTGTCCAACACCTACATGGCGCGCGCACTGTCAGGTTAAGGGAAGGTCGCGCGCAGATCGTAAGAAGTCAGCCCAGATTCTGGTGAAGGAATGGTTTGACATTTCAGTCTCTGAGGACGAAGCAGATGCCATAGGAATCGGCAAGTATGCAAGCGAAACACATACTGTCCGAAAGATTCAATGGCAAGACTGGGAGTAAACGTCCCAAATTTTATATAAAATTCGGGACAAATAAAAGAAGAAGGTCAGCTATTGCCGGTCTTCTTCCTATCATTTTATTTCGTCATCTTGTAGATATCTTGCATCATTTTGATGTGCGCGGCTTCTTGGATATAATCCTCTTTAAACTCATTCCACATTTCAAGCATACATTCAGATGGCGATTTTGTCTTTTTGTAATCTTCGATAATGCCGACCATGCGCGCGTAGAGTTCACTTGCATGACCATATTCTTCTGCGGATAATTTTTGATAAGTGTCAGCCAGTTCAGGATAATCGGCTTTATAATGAGTCGCGCAGCAGATATAATTTTCGGCATCTTTAAATTCTTCTTCAACTTGTTTTTTAATGCAAAGTATCGTCTTCATCTTACGACAACCTCGTTATAGTAACCGCCGCGTTAGAGTAAGCGGCTTCTACACCAGTGTTGACAAAAGTCAAAGTCAAGGGGGAGTTTGACTGGACTGCGCAACAATTGGGTAATACGCGGACGATTGCTGTAAAGTTCAAACTACCAATATCGGTAGCTGCGGTTGAGTTAGCGGTTGATATGGCTCCGGGAATTGCAGAATCATTACCATTTAATTGTACCGTAACATCGCCAGTAGCAGTCGCCGCGGCACTTGCATTAAAGTGTACCATATAATAGCCGGGACGATTGAGTTGAATTGATGGAGTGCCCGCGGAGTGAGAGACAGTACATCCAGTACGAACACCGTTGATGTTAAAGTTTAAATTTGCATCAGTGGCTACTGTTTGGGCGGTAATTGAATACGTGTAGAGCATTTCGGTCTTACCTCCTCAACCCCTCATGCGGAGTAGCAATTATTACAGCCGGTATTGGTTGAAACCGAGCTGTAGGGCGAACAAACAAGATATGCCGGAATTGGGCAAGGACGGAGAGCGCCGATAAGAGTGGCATTCTGGGCCTGCTGAGAGAGCTGGAATCTTGCGGTCTGGAGATCACGATCGGTATCGGCAAGTTTATCGCGGAGAGCCTGAGTCGTATTCTGGTTGATAAGAGCACGAGTCATCTCACCCTCGTTGTGGATCGCAGTCGTGATTTCGCATGTGTTTTTGTAATTCTCTGCTCTGACGCTGTCGATGTTGCGGTTGGTCTCACCAAAGTGTTATCATATAGATTGTTTATTCTATATCTCTTATAGTTTCCTATAAGTTCAGACTATATCTTCATCCTTTTATTCAAAGGAGTTCGGCACTCGTGTCGGGATTATTGGTATCTGTCCTCACCCGTTAGTCGTTGAACCTTCGATACTACTTTTATCAGAATTCGTATCGCTTGGCTGCTGAGGCGGTGTTGACATTGGTGTAGGTGTATAGTGTGGTAAATATTGATTAGCCATTTTTTAACCTCCTTTTTCACCTTTCACTATTAAATGGCATTATTTTAAAAAGAAATAACCCTTTTCGTACCTCGGAGACAAAGTTCTCTGTTTTGTACAAAAAGGGTTATTTCTTTTTATGCAATTTTCACAAGAAAATTACTCAATGGGCGTTTCATCTTCATCGACGATTATGTCCATGAGTGGTGCCAAATCTTCGAGAGAAATCTCGAGGTTTTCGAACTCTCTAAGGTCGAAGGTGTACGGGATATCGACTTCAAGCTGGTTAAGTTCTGATACTTTTTCATTGGCTTCTTTTATATGGTCTTTTTTTAGAATTACATTTGTGCCATCTTCTGAGAAGACGAAGGAACCGTCTTCATTCTTTTCCGCATATTCATCGAGAATTTGGCGAAAAAGGTTACGGTAATTATCGGATTCGGTTGCGACGAACTCAGCGAGTTTTAGAAGCCGATAAGCAGTTTTTATTGGAAGATTTTTGGATTTTAGGTTTTTGATTGCTTCTTCCATAGCAAGAATTTTTTGAATACGCATTTTAAACTCCTTTATATATATTAACAAATAGTTGCAGCTTTTATCCATTTGTGCTCTTGATTATAGTATAAAATCTCACAATGGGCAGTGTTGTCGGTAGCACTATACCATAAGTTAAGCCGGGCAGCTCTTGCAACCGGGGCAGAACCATCTCCCGTAGGTGTATTCCATGCTTCTATGACTGCGGTACCATTATTCACTGCACTAACCCCAAATTTTACCCTACCGGAAAGTCTTGTTCCTGTCTCAGTTGTTTTAACAGTGGTTCTTGCCTGATAAGAACAAAAATCATTTGCGGTAGAACTCACTATTAAGCAGTCTTTGGTTGTTAAAGTACAATTATCTGTAGAAATTATGAGATTGCCGTTTGTTGGCGGCGATCCTAAAGCTGCAGCTAATGCTCCAGTACCTGCATAAATACCGACCCCAGATATGCCAGTAATAGTAGCAACACTACTACTTAAAGCCATTTTATGACCTGCGGAGGTATCTGTACCAATAGCCATATTGCCAGTTGAATAAATTTGTACTCCCTTTGTATTATTAGAGTCTTGATAGCAGCCTATTGTAGCATATATGTTATCTGTTGTTCCAGCTTTTTTACAAAGAAATAGACCCATAAGATCTTCTGTATTTTGGGTGTCAGAATTGGTTTGAGTAGTGGCTGCTACTAATAAATCAGCATATTTACCTTTTATTCTTAAATTGCCTGTCATCTTGGCAGTACCATCTTTATTAACGATAAAGTTATCATTTGCATTGAAAACTTGGTCGTTGTCCAAAACGCCAATTCTAACATTGGTAGAAGTTCCTGTGCCAATCGATAAGCTTTGTCTTAACCATAAACTTCCATCATCAATTGTCTCCAAAACGGGCGTTCCATCATTATCACAAATTCGTATACCATAATTTCCATTGTTGTTTAATCGACCAATTTGAACTTTAGGTACAACCTTCGTAACATTATTTTTGGTTACATATTTGCTAACAACAATATCATATTCTCTGTTGATTTCAATTTCACCAACGGATTTTTCAACGTTGTTTTCTTTTTTCTTTTGAATTGAATGAATAAGCAATCCCGACCAAGTTAATGAGAATATCGAATTACTCCGAACCTCAGCTTCTGTCAAAGGAACAAAGTTCTTATCATCATCACTACCATTATACCCATAAATTCCAAATTTGTCAAATCTTACGAATCGATTCATTTTAAAATCAGGGCTATCATAAGGAGTTATGCTATCTTTGCCGTTCCAATAAGCGGTAATGCCATTCGTGTCCCAACGGAACGCGGGCGTAGTGCCATCCATTATTGTAATCTTGGAAGTCGAAATCGAACCCGCGCTCAAGAATTGGACTCCAATTTGTCCGGCTTTCATCATTGTAGTCCACGTCTCGCCACCATCGTCACTGAACACGATGCCACCAGAGGTTATCTTGAGCTTTTGGTCAAGGTTCTTCAAGCTTGTGAGTGTTATGCCCGTATTATCCTGCACAACTGATTCATCTGTAGCCTTTGTAACGATATCCTGCGCGGCAAGTAAGCTATCCTGAAGTATATCTTCTTTTAACTCGCCTTTTCCATTCACAACACCTGCCACACGATTGTAACCGCCCTGCGCGTATTGTAAGGATTGAGTAGTTGCATTTATGCGTTGGAATAAATCCTCAAATTGGGTTTTGTAGTTCTGAACCGTTATTGTATCCTTATCTGGTTCCTCGAAATTAATACTAATTTCGGAAATAAGAACTGCCTCCTTATATGGCGTACGGACTTTATCATTTTTTAAGTAAGGTTCATATCCAAAAAAGTCCGTATCTTGTACATAAGTTGTATCGCCAACATGGAAGCGGCGAAACTTAAACTCGGGAAGCTCACTAACACGAGTGACCGCAATGTCATATTGCACTTGCGGGCGACTGCTCGTGTAAGCGACACTCAAAGCATCGTAGTAGTAGATGTTAGGATCGATATAATCTTCGGAAGTCCAAGAGCCTTCTTGAATATAGTTTGAGTATTTATTATAAAATTTTTGATGGAGTTGTTTTATTAATTTGAGAAGTCTATCACGATTTGCGGTATTCGCTTCAATTGTTAATTGTAAGGCTGCAAGTGCCGCATCGAGTTTTGCACAAATTACTTTGTAGGAAGCAATATCACCATCCAAGTCTTTGATGGTTTTAATTAGGTCTGCGTTTTGGTCAGATGGACCTTCGACTTTTGAGGTAACATTATTATTTCCATCGGTCTTATAGCTAATAATCTGCTTCATTTGCTGCAGAGCTTTCTGTATTGGAATCCACTTTGCGGTAATAATTTCAGACGACTTATCGGAGTTGTCAGCTTTTGGGTCAGTTTTAGTTGGGCCTAAAGTATCGCCACCCAATGCGGCCAGTTCATCAATAAGCTCATCTCGTTCTTTAACTGCACACGCCAGTAATCCATCATAGACAACAGATTGTTGAAGAAGACGTACCTCCTGATTACGGAGAAGTATTGCTCTATCTGCCGCAGCCAGATACTCAATATTCCATTTATGGAGTTTCGTATAGTAACCAATATAGTTATCGCTCGAGCCAGAATAGTAAAGGTCACGGTTAAGAGCTTCACCATCAAGTAATCCATGGTTTATATAGTAGTCGAAATTAAGTACAAAGTTCTCGCGCGGATAGTTCTCTTCACTATCAACTATGGAGCAAGTACCGTTCGGCGCATTGTCATTATAGTTCGCAAGCACTATTGTCTTCGTTACAAGCTCAGAAGAAGATTGAGTCCGACGAATTGTATTAAGGTCAATACCATAGGTAAAACCGTAAGATAGCTGTTGTCCAATCTTCTCAGAGTAGTAGACATATTTCTTTGGCTTGCCTTTTTCGTCACGCGCAACCGAACCATCTTTATTGTGATAGATTTTGAAGCGCGCCCAACACTTAAAGGTTTCTGCAAGTTCTTGGAGAAGGTTGAAGCGATTTGACTGTTCGCCATAGATGGTGCGGACTTTTTCAAATTGGCTGTATTCGCGTTCCGTGGCGCCTGCGCTTTTAGCCCAACCACCATAAACAGGTTCGTATAACGGACAGGGTATCTGTGCTTTATAAATATATGGGGCCGTTTCATCAGGATTTGATGTGCCTTCATAGTAGTAGTAATAGAATTTTTTGGCAACGTCTGTAGAATTTATATCATAAAGGTCAAAAATTTTATCATTTCCGTTATTATCTTTTCCATGAATTAATTCATAAAGCCTTGTTTCAAGAATTTTTATAATTGTTTCAGTGGGGTTTGTACTTTTAATGACGAGTTCGGCATCTTCTAAAAAGTTCTTTGCCAAAGCTTTTAGACAGGTTAAAGTACCCGAATACCAAACTGTACCATCACTATCAATACTTTCCTTTAAAGGAGTGAAAATAGGGGTAGGATTAGAGGGGTCTTCTTCGTTAGGCTCAAGCTTTCCAAGATAGATAGTAGAATTAGTTTTCTTGTCTACAATCGCGGCGGACAGTGTACCAGCCGTAAATTTGTCTTTAAGTCCGATTTTAAACTTAACTTCCATTCCCTTGAAAAGACCGCTTGACAGATATTGTGCCGCACTTGATAGAGTGTTATTAAATAAATTTTGTCCAGCTTTAATCGCAGCCTGAAGATATGAATGACCTTTGTATGTCGTTAAGTCAGTATTAAGTCCCAATTCTGGAAAGAGTCCAATTTTAAGGTCTTTGCCTTTCCAACCAGTGGTATCTTTAAAGTCCTTGTTATTTGAAAGCAAGTTATTAACAAGATCTGACGCATCGTAATCATAGTCAACATAACCAAAAATACGTTTATCGTCTGCGGTAGGAGTTGTGCCTTTTAGTTTGTAGACATTAACATAACGCTCTAAATTTGCGTCATAGGTTGACAGTTGTTTACGGCAATAAACATTGCCGCGATATTTATTCGATACAAAGGCATTACTTAGGTTAATGGTAAACATAGTCTTGGTAGTACCTGAAGATGGAATCTTAAATTGATAAATATCACCGGATTTAATCCATGTGCCACCAGTAATCAACCAGTTACTATCCTCGTTTGTAATCAACATGCTGCTATACTCAGTGGTATACTCGGGCGCATATATAAACTGAACCGCAGTCATATCTGCACGTTCCTCATTACTATGTGGCACCATTGAGTAAGGAAGATAACAAATAGCATTATTTGGAACTATTTCGTATTTATCTTTCGTTATATTTAAGAAGCCGTTCGCATAAGCACCAGTAAGAGCATTTGTATTGGTTATCTTAACCTCATATAAAGCCTCCTCCTGCGTTTGAAGTAAGTGGTCTGTATTCTTTTCGTCCAATTGCCAATCAGTTCCATCCAAAATTGCCGTCGCAAGCTCATAGATAGTACCCTGATTGTTATTAGCCTCGTCACTAAAATTAAGTTCAAATCCACTCTTACCCAACTCGTTTATAAACAAATCCTCACAAGTATAGGTAACGGTATTGCTATCCGAATCTTCGGAAATATCTTTAACTACAAGGTCAAACCACTTGTCATTCTCATCTTCTTGCCCGTTGTCCCAATAAACCTTAATTTTCCTTTCATTTACAAGCAATTTTACATAAGGGTTATCAACTCTCTCGCCCGTAAAAGTATCGATATAAAAAAGATACATTTTAAAGGAGAGAGTATGGGTTCCATTTACATTTAAAATCAAATTAGGTTCAAGTGCGCGCGACCCATCATCCATTGTATTTGAGCCAATTATACAAAGCTTTCGTTCCTCGTAATGGCTCTCAATAGACCCGGAGGCAGGTACAAAATAATCTTCCCAAATGCTTATCTCATATTTGTTCATTTGGCTACCTCCTTAGTAGTAAAGATAATTGTATTCAAGTTTATTGATTGGATTGACCGCTGTATCGGTATACACACCTAAATACATTGTATCATATTCGGCGGAAGTCGGTATTGTAAAGAAGTCGCCATTTGCAATAAACTTGTTGTAAATTTTGCCTGTAGGTTCAGTAGGTTGAAGAACTTTCGCAGAGTCTTCCTCACCCTTATAACCAAGTAATAGATTTGACTTTACATCAATACAAATAAACTTATTATCATCTTTTTCCTCTTTGTTTGTAATAGTACGATTCGCCGCGGACTCTTGAAAATTCATAACCTTGCCACGCTTGATTGGTCCTATTGCCTTGGGGTCGTCTTGTAAGCAAAGAGTCTTAACTGGGAAAACTCCCTCATTTAACGCAATAAAAAGTTTAAAGTCCGTTTCAAGGTCGCCCGCATTATAAAGTCTTATACCATACTTTGGAGCTTTGGTATTAAACTTAACCGTCTTATCATATTCTCCTTGCTCCATCAACATTCCGCTACTCTCACTCCACTCATCACGATTCGACATAAATCCCGACCACTCAGGTAATGAGTATTCACCATTTGTCTTAAACTCATTCAAATACTTGAGCCCGTGCCCCTTGATATGTCTGTTCCGCGCGAAAGGATAGTAAGCAGTAAACTCCAATGTGCCTTCGCCCTTATAGACTCTTGCGTCTTTTTCATCGAAGCAAATAAAGTTGAGCTGTGGAGTGCCTGTAGGTTTGACTAAGTATTCTTTGTATGGTCTCTCATCAAACACAAGTGGAATTATGTCTTTACTTGACATTACGCGGCGGAGGGTGCGAAACTGCTTCTCCGTCATTGAGTCATAAGCAATAGGAATCGAAAAATTTCTCTCCGAGAAAAGCGACTTCCAGTAGTATGAACCATTACCTCCCGGCACTTGGGCGGTTGAGTCCGAAAACGCGGGGAGTAGGTTCTCATCGAACCTATCCCCGTTGCTTGTTCTCAAAATACCCAGTTGGGAAGAATGGAAGTCACCTATTGTAAAGCCAATAAAATCGCCTTTTATAACTTCCAATTCTCTTCCTCCTTTATCTCTTTAGGTTTATCGTTCTTACATTACGATAATTAGCATCTTTTGTGATTTCTTTCTTTATCTTCTTGACGAGTTGATCTACGTCATAATCATTCGAAAGTTTATCTACTTGTATGTCGATATCGTAATAATTATCTCCATTGTTTTCAGAATTACTTCTTTCAATTGTTCGAGACTTGTTAAGTACATCACTAAGGACATCGCGCAATTGTAAGAAGTTTTGTGTGTCGCGCGCATTCAAAACAGCTTCAGGTTTTGTCTTGGTACCATCAAGCCATGCGGGACCTGTGAAGTTTGCTAAGCCACCTTTCTTATAGGCTTGTAATGCCGACGCGGTGTACCAACCAGTCCAACCAGAGGGGTTATTGCTTGTACCGATAAGATAGGGGTACTTCGCGCCCTTGCGAACTTTGAGGATCTTTCTACCCGAAAGACCTTTTGCCGCGCGGCCACCCGAACCATCTGATGCAGCATTACCATAACCGACGGTACGTACTCGAGTGCCAACTGATAGCGTCTTCGCGCCAGAATTGGAACTTGGGTTTTTCTTCGGTGGTTGAGTTTGCGGGGTTTGAGTTTTATTGACATCAGGATATGAAGTAGACGGTGTGTACTTATTTTTACCTGCGTTTTTAGCATCGAGATATTGTTTAGCAAGAATTGTGTTCATGTTGCGTTGCTCAATGGCTTTCGCACGCTCTTCTTCGGACATTTGGGTGTACTCGTAGTAATCGACTAAGATTCGCTCAAGTTCAGAACCTTCAATAATCTTGCCATCAGGACCCCAGCCTTCTTCCATAAGAACTTTGACTTGCTCCCACAATGCACCCGACTTTTCATCCTGATCAAGTTGCTTTTGCATGATTTCGAGTTGCTTCTCACGGATTTTTTGAGCTTCATCATTTTGCTCTTCAAGCTCGCTTATTTTTTGGTCGATAAGATCGTCGGTATAATCTCGGCGCATTTGTTCGACGTCTTTGCGCGCGGCGATTATACTGGATTGAGTTGAACCCGTGTCGCGTTCCATACGGAACAACTGGGCGTCCTTATCGGCAATTTCTTTTTCCTTTTCGGCGTTGTCACGCTCTTGACGTTGCTTGTTGATATACTTGCGAAGTTCGTCGAGAATATCGTTTTTGGCATCGGCAAGAGTTGAGATATATTCGCTGTACTTATCGATTTCGTCTTGACGCTGCTTGACGAGAGCATTGTATACGTCTTTCTGGAAATCGATGTATTCGTCACGCCCGCGCTGAGTAAGTTCATAGAGCTGGTCTTCGATTTCCCAAAGAGCATCTTCTGTACCCTCGATTTCGCCTTTTAGTTCTTCGAGCTTGCTTACTTGCTCTTCGATTCCTTTTCCGATGTCTTCATTTTTATTTTTCTTTATAAGGTCGTAATTAAGGACAACATTGCCCGTTGACATATCATAGTGGGCATATTTGGAATATTTATTCTTGTTGAGCTTTTCAACATCCTTTTTGCGCTCAGCGAGAAGTTGCTGTTGGAGAGCCTTTTGTTGTTCGAGGGACTTGCGTTCTTGGTCTGTTTTTGCTGCAAGTTGGGATGCATTGCCAAGGCCGCGCTCGACGAGACGGTTGTATTCAGACTCAAGACGATTACGCTTACGGATTTCGGTATTGATTCTTTGAGTTAGGTTGTAGAGACGGTCATAGGGATTTTCCCACGGGGTTTCTTCCTTAGCAGAGGAGGAAGAAGAAGAAGAAGAAGAAGTAGCTCCAGTCTTCCTTGATAAATCATTCAACTTACTAAAACCATCTGTGCTAATAATATTTGCACTTGTATTAGTAGTTTTAGCTGTTATCTTTTTAGGTTTTCTATAGTTTATAATAGCACCGTTTTTGTCCTTTACCGGCTCCCATCCCTGTGCAATCAAATTGGGGTCGGGCAAAGTTTTTGCTATATTAGGAGCCATTTTCCCCGGTCCATATCCGCCCGGAACTGTGGTACTTAATCCTAAATATTCATATTCGGTTACATAATTAATGCTGGTACCAGCTATAGCATTAAGAATTTGGGTAATTTTAGAAGCCTGCACACCAACAGCTAATAATGCATTTTCTATTTGCGACAAATCAGCTTTACCAGTTAGTTTGTATTCATAAATCTTGTTAGTTAATACTTCTAATTGCTTACTTGTAAGGTCCGCTTCCTTTACAACTTCTCCTAAAGAAGACTCCGCAGATAGTTGAGATGAAGCCCAAGCTTTTGCCCAAGCCTTACGAATTCTATCAGCAGCAGCTTCGTCTCCCGCAACCATTAACTTAACATCATTTAAATGTTCGGAAACCCATGAACTATCAATTACCCCTTCTGTTCCGCCAAGGACATTAATTTCTTCTGCCATGGTTGCGAGCATTGATTTATATTCGCCACTACCTTTTTTGAGTTCTTTTAATTTTTCAACATTTTCTTGTAATGCTTTACTCGAAGCCTCTACTTGTTTGTCTTGTTTTTTGCTAAGAACCAGATTGGCAAGCTCTTCATTCGAAAGGTTCCTTATTTCCTCCGCCGCAGCACCATACTGTAGCGCCATGGCTTTTAAGGCTTGAGTCTTTTTTTCTTCAGGTGCGGTTGAGTTTAAAATAGCATTGACATCGCCTAACTGTGCGGCATACTCGAGCGCTTTCTCGTAACTATACCCCATAGTTTCCATCATAGCTTGATATTCTTCTGCGCCAACACTACCTTTTACTTCATATTTACCAGTTTTTTTATTGTATTTCCAATTGTCCTTCTGATCATCTGATAGTTTGTTATAATCTGAGGCTCCAATACCTTCTTCACGATTTAAAATCTTCTCATAATTCTCTACTGCCGCTGTAGCCGCTGTTGATAAGGCCTGTGCAAGTTGATAAGCACTGCCCTCGGTATAATAAAATGCATCTCCAATTTTAAAGAATGCGTCACTAAGATCTGAGTCCATCTTAGTAATAAGATCATACTGTTTTTGAGAGAACGACATCATCGCATCTTGCGCAATTTGGTTAGCTAACGTATAGGCATCTGCTGCGGAAGCAGCTTTATCGCTAATAGAGGGCAAGAGCCCCGAGAGAGATAAGAGGTGATCAGAAAGACCATCAAGTGAAACATTAAAAGCGTCCTGGACTTGTTCTGTAGTTACGCCTGCCTTTTGTAGAGATTGTACAAACTTTTCTATACCTTCCTTAGAAGTAAGATCAGCATCAGTAAATATATCATTAGCCTTATTTCCAAGAAAGTCAAATATTTTTGCTAATTCTTTTCCTTCTCCCTCAAAAGTTGTTCCTAACTTGTATATATTCTTTCGGGCTTCTTCTGAAGCTTCGTTCCACTTTCCTCCCCATTCGTCTAATGTCTTATTTTCTTCGGTATTTAAAATGGTAATATTGCTATTTGCAATACCGTCTTTAACTGCGCTAACAAAATCATCATAGGAAATATTTTGAAGGTCATAGGAATTGTTGTAATATTCTAAGGCTGATTTGTAATATTGCTTTACTTCCTCAGCGTTACCGCCCATTTTCTTAGCTTCGGCTTGAATATAAGCGGCAATTTTCTTTTGATCGCTGGTTTCGTCTCCTTCTTTAACTCCTATCTTTTTGAAATAATCTTCTTGTTGCTCTTCTGTCAAAGCTTTAAAGCCCTTAACCGTACCCTTAACGTCTTTTAAGTCTTTGTTTTTGTATTGTTTAACCCTTTCTGTCTGATAATTCTTATAATCACGTTTATCATCAGGTGACATTCCTTGATAGGCGATTTTGTTTGAATTTGCTCTTTCTTTTTGTAAGTCTACTGCCACTAGACCTGCTATTTCATTAGTTAGTTGGTCGTTGTTTTCAAGATTAAGTAACTTACCCTCATAAGTCCAGCGTCCTTTAGAGTCCTTGGTGTAGCCTTCCCTATCTTTTAATATCTCATCAAGATAACTGACAACAGTCTTCCCAGTTCCTTCAATTATCTTACCTTGTTCTTTCCAATTAGGAATCCAGTTTACTGCATCTTCAACCGCAGCAAAGGCTTGCTCTCTATCTGCTTTCGCGGCTTCGGTAGAGTAGTAATATTTACCCTCGGCGTCCCCGCCAGTAGCGTTATATTGTTCTTCTGATAGTTGCGCTGTATTTCTGTCTAAGGCAGCAATAGCATTATTTAAAGCTTCTGAATTACCATCCATAGCTTTAAAGAATTTTTGAGCTTCTTTATTATCACGGTTGAAGACTTTATCGACAAGAGCTTGAGCTTCTTCGCTCTCAAAGATACCTTCTGCATAAGCTTTAATTTCTTCATCAGTAAAGGTGGCACCTCTTTCAGTTGAAAGCTTCGAGAAAGTGAGGTTAAGGTCTTCTTGGGATTGACCTGTCTTGGCGGCTATCGTTCTACCGCCTGAGCCAAGGCCTGCGCCGGCTGCTCCTCCAGCAACCATGCCACCTCCAACAGCAATAGTAGTAGGTATAGCGGCTAATGAAAAACCGCCGCTAACTGGCGCAGCCAAAATCGCACTAATTATAGTGCCAACCAGCGCCGCGGTGGCACCAATACCAGCACCAATGCCACCACCCCACGCCGCAGAATTCCCTATAGACTTCTTTTCGGCATCGGTAATATCTGTGGTATTAATTCCAGTTGCATTAGTAGCCTTTCTAAGTTCAGCCTCAGATTTAGTAGACTCTAACACATTCTTAGAGTTTACTGCTCGAGTTATAGCTTCTTCAGTATTCTTCTTATAGGTATCCCAAAAGGTACTATCAGGTGTCCATACACCATCTTCATAGCTCGCTTTTGAGCTTAGCTCAGGATTGGAAGCTAATATCTCTCGAATAATATTATTCGATTCTCGACGAGCCTCTTCATATTCTACAGTTCCCTTTGTTAAGCTACTAAGTTCTGCCCCTAATTCTTTAACCTTATCTTTTTGTTCAGTTATGCCTGTTAAAGTCTGCGTCAAAGAAGAAATTCGAGAATCAACGCTCTCTATAGCTGTATTCATCTCTTTTATTGTATCTTCTTCGGTATGAATAACTTTATCTATAATAACTTGGGTTAGTTTGATTATTCCAACAGTCGCGGCAATAGAAGCTATAAGTATATTAACAGGATTTACCAAACTACCTAATGCCGAACCTGCTTTAGCTACTCCTTGAGTAAGAAGGCTGTTAAAACCGCCTTTTAATCCGTTTACTGAAGGAATAGCATTATTAAGACTTGAGACGAACTTATTTAATTGCTCGTCGGCTTTTCGTGCATTAGCTTGATATCCTGCCGAAAAACTATCAGTAAAGGTCTGTTTAAGGCTTGTGGACTGTGAAGTATTTTTCAATACTTCTTCAACCTTTTCACCTACTTTCTCGCCTATTTCCTCTCCTGTATCCGCAGCTGATTTGTCTTTTACTTTTACTTTTACAGGTGATTTGCCATTTCCATTAGCGACCTTTGAGCCTGCACGCATACCGTCACGAGTGGCTTTAAATATAGAGCTGTAAGTACTCTTATAAACCTGAGCTTGCGCGGCAGAGGTACCAGATTCTGTTCCAGACTTTATCTGGGCGGCGATATCTCTCGGCTTACCCAAATTCATCAAGTTCTTGACTCCGCCGAAGAAAGATTCACCATATTTATCATAAACCTTGCCTAAAGTGGTAAAGCTCTTTATGAGCACGCCCAAGGTCAGACTAAACGAGACAATACTATTGTTCATTGTATTATTAACCGTGGTGATTCGATTAATAACATTTAAGAATCCAGTTAGTAAATCTATCGCACCCTTAATAATCGTATTATTACTAAGGTTCATCGTAAATTCTTGCCAAGCATTATGAAGGCGATTAATCTTACTCTCTAAGGACTCGGTTGTCTTTTCGAACTGTTCCTGAGAGGACCCCGCACTATTGTAAGCCGCATTAACAAGTTCTACCGTTCTATCATAGTCAGACATCATTGCGATGAAACGTGACTGCTGTCTACTACCTGCTGCCATCGTCGCAACATATCTTTGCTGGTTAGTAGTTAATGAATCCCACTTCTTTGCCAAGTCAAGAAAAACATCATCAAGCTTTCTAAATTCGCCGTTACTATCACGAAGTGCAACACCAACAGAGCGAAGCGCGGCTTCAACCTTGTTGGCATTAACCTCTTCGCCCTCAACCTCAAAAATCTCATTCGGATTCTTTTTCAATTCGGTGAAGCGCGCGATGATGGTTTTCATCGCAGTACCGGCGGTCTCAGCAGACTCACGAGTTGTCTCTATAATCTGTGAGAGGAAAGCCGCAGTTGTCTCGAACTCCATATTCGCATTGTGCGCAATGGAGGCTGTTTTAGTCATTGCGGTCGAAATTTCCTGCGTATCAGATGCCGTAATTTTAGCAAGTTCTGAATAGACGTCGTTAACTCTCTGTGCGGAAAGCTCGTTAATTTCCATGTTAAAACCACGAAGTGCGGCGGTCATCATGTTGGTCGCTTCAACGTAGTCCATGCCCGCAATGCGCGCCATCTTCATCGTCTCGACCGAGATTTCCATAACCTCGTTGGTTTCAAGGCCCTGCTGGTAGAAGAGTGTTGCAGTTTCATATGCACCAAGAGTGGTTGTACCAAGGTCATTAGCCATCTTGGCATACTCGGGTAACTGTTCCCACATATCTCCAACCGAGAAGTCGGTAACAACCGCGGTCTCCGTCATTGCCGCGTCGAGTTCTTTTACAGAATCATAAGCTTCATTAACTGCCTGTTTGAACAATTGAATAACGTTCTGAATCCCAAAGAAATTAACTACGCTTCGGCGAAGAGACTCGATTTCTTCTTTTTGCGCCGCCAGACGATCAAACTGATCAGAGACTGATTTAATCTCATCGCCTGCTCGCCCTGCGTTGTTAAGAGCCTCTTGCAAGGCTTGATTCATCGCTTCAATGGCCTGCTCGGCCCCTTTAGCAGAATCGTTTTTAATAGAAGTTAATATATTGTCAAACTCTTCAATGCTATGAATTTTTGAAAAATCAATTCCAAAAGAAGACCAATCAATGTCTTTTATATCTTCAAGCTTTTGTTTTAATTCTTCAAATCTTTTTGCGCCAATATCTTGCTGTTTTAATGCTTCAAGAGACTGCTTTGCCTTATAAAGATTTTCATTAACATAGTCTAATTGTTTATTGGCTTCTTCTATATTTTTAAATTCGCCAAGATTATAAGCATTTAAATTACTCTGAGCATTAGCAACGGCTTTTTGCGCTTTAGTGTTTTGCCCTTTTTTGGTAGAAACATTCTTCTTTAAACGCTGTATCTCTGCTTGGGCATCTGCTGAACCATCGTTTTTAGCACTATTCCTGAAGCTATCTAATTGTTCTTGAGCCTCTTTTAATGCCTGTTGAGTGGCTTCTGCTTTTTGTGTGGCTCGAGTTAATACGCCAGCAAGGGCATTATATCCATCAGTAACTTGAGAAATATTGTCTTTTCGTGTCTGCCAGTTATCAATTCGTTCTTGTGCCCTTTTCTCTTCGTTATTGGTCTTCTCTACTGACTTTGCATATTTAGCCCTCGCGGCGGTCATTTGTTCAATGACTTTTACAGAGCTTTTTAAATTCTTTTCACCGAGACTTAAAAAGTCACTATCAATTCCAAGTCTTGAAAGCTTTCGTTCTATTTCTTGAATATCTTTTGTAATTTGATTTTGGTCTGTGAATTTAATTACGCCATCTTTTGTGGTCGCGCGCAAATTTTTAATTCTTTCAGTAATGTTGCTTAAAATTTGATTAAACTCTTTTTGTGTTGACTGCCCTAAGTTCAAATTTGAAAGGGTGTCTCGCATTGTTTTTACAGTTTGGTCCATATTGTCAAGCTGTGTTACAATGTTAATTTTAAGAGTTTCCTGAATAACTCCCTTCTTTGCCAAAACCTTTCCTCCTTATAAAAAAATCGACATTAGTTTTAAAATTAAAACTAATGTCGAAATCTCACATATCGCTATCTATATCATCGTTTAAATATGTCAAATCCATAACCATTGTATTAGCTCTCGAGCCAACTGGCAAAGCCTTCGCGCGCAGAGTGCCAACAACTGGTGCGGCATTTTTCCCCAAACGAATTGATAGGTCAGACATTAGCTTTAATCGTGGAATAGTAATAATTCCTGTTTTAATTGCCCCCGACTCGTCATCTTTAAAACGGGTCTTTCCTATTAGGTATAGATACCCATCAAAAGTTGGCTGACCAACGCGCGCAAGCACGGCATCCGAATCATAAGCATAAGCATAATCTAAAATCACTGTACTATAAGCTTTGCCAATATTATAATGCGTATCATCTACCTTTTCGTAAGAGATAATTTTATCGCCAGTAGATTTATCATAAATAAAAATTCTCGTATTAGGTGCAGGTGGCATTGAAAAAACTACAACACCATTCTCATCGCTTTCCTTTTCCTCATACTTTGGAATGCAAAGAGATTCTTTCTGTATGTCGAAAAGTCGAAGACCATTCATTAAGGCAAATTGAGTTTTTGAAAAAACACCTTGCGAGAAAATTAGTTGCACTTCTTTCGTCGTTTCCCAATTAACTCTCGCTCTATTTTCAAATCCACCATTTGCAGTTATATAATTCTTAATTTCCTCAAAGTTAGCAATTGAAATGCGGTCAAATGCCGCAACCGTCTCACCAACTTCAAATTTCCGGCCTTTTATCTCCAATGGATAAGTAGTTTTTAGTAACACCGAGTACAATTCTTTAAATCCAAATTGAGAGTTATCCATTTACATCACCTTTGACAAAAGGACGGATGCCTTTCGACATCCGCCCTCTTATAGTCTTAAAGTTATTCTGCTTTAAGGTCGGTAGCATGATAAATTGAAGCATTCACTGCGGAGGGATCAGAACCCTCACCAGCAAGCGAGTACTTAACAAGACGAACCATCTTACCGTCAGCAGGACGGAGAACACGGAGGTTCATGTTGAAAACGGAGGGATCGCCTTCTGCCTCCATCGTGATTGTATTCTCAGAAAGAACCTTAGCCTTAGGAATGATGAGCTGGAACTCTTCATCCTTACCAGTTGTTGCTGATCTGGCATAGGTATCGCCAACTGCATAGTAAGTGCCCGGGAAAGTAGAAGCGCCGATATCAATAACCGCACCATCAACAAGGACGTCGAAAGAGCAGAAATAGGTTTGGCCGACAACAAGCTCGGTAGGAACTGCACCCTTAGCATCATAGAACTTCATGTTCTTTTTCTCGTAAAGCTTACCGTCGGGAGCCGCATACTTAGCAGACCAACCGGAAGCATCAGTTGTAGTGGGAACAGTTACAGCAGTTGCTACGAAAGACTCGGTTTTCATAATATAAGCGCTTGCGCCAGTATAGTCAGCAACAGTGCCGTTACCGAACATAATAGCCATAGACTTAGCACTAAAGAGTGCGTCCTCAAGCGTAACATTGATCTCTTTACCAACATAATTTTGTTATAGCGTTACCATAAAACGCTCTCATAATTTCTTATGAGGTTAGACTATATCTTTACCACTTTCGCGGTAATCTGCACTACTCCATGGATTTTGGAGACGTAGTCGTTGAACCTTCTACTTTAGGTATAAACTTATAGCCTTTACAGCTTTGACTTTCGCCGTGTACACAACGAGCAATTGATACCACAGCAATATCCAAAGCCTCAGAAGCTTTTTTCATTGATGGAAAGGAATCAATAAAGTTGTTTTGTAAATCATAAACATCGATAGCAATAGGACGAATATTCTTTCGTTCCCGCTTTTCTTTTTGAATGTTTTGGTAATAGTGAAGATTGTTCTCTCTCGGTGTCACCCACTCAAGATTTTCAACCCTATTATCAAGCTTATCACCATTTTTATGATTAACAAAAATTTTGTGTTCGGGGTCATCGTTCTCAATAAAATGTTCTGCCACCAAACGATGATTTTTAAAGCGTTTCTGTTTTGAGTGTTCAAATGTTAGTTTTACTGATTGATACCCCTGCGCGATACATCCGCTTAATATATGTCCGCTATCTTTTCTGCGTACTAAGCCTGTATCACTAACTTCATATTTATCGTTATATTTAACTGTTTTCCATTCCATCGCATTTTACCTCCAGTAGCTTGGCTGCTGATTATCCAATTCAAACAATTTTTAGACATTCACACCTACCCTTGCGGGCTATGTTGTAGTTTGTTTGACTCTAAGGAGTTCCCAGCAATTCACAGATTTTCTTTTAAGCCGCTTTCACGGCAGAGGGACCTTGGTTAGAGATTAAGTCCCAGATGATAAGGTCAGCGTTACCCTTACCACCTTTTGCCGAAGTATCCTCAGCAGTCTGCTCAAGGGTTGAGACCTTTAGCGTATCAAGGTAAAGTACGGGTACAGTTGGCTTACCGTCTGCGCCAATTTCGTACAAGGTAAAGTCACAAACTTCTTTTATGCCGTACTTCTCAAGGATGTTTGCCATTTAAAATAGCCTCCTTAATAAAATTTTATTCATTTGTAATCCAATATTTCGGGTGTATTTTCTTTGCATCCGCGCCCGCGAGTATCGATTTAACGTCCGTCTCATAGGCTTCTTTCCTTTGATAACGGTCAATAATCTTACCAAGCGCGGCATAACTAATCTCTCCGATATTAAGTGGGGTTAGTCCAATTCCCATACAACAAATTGAAACAAGAGAATCTCCAAGAGATAATCCCATTCCTTTTTTTGCTTTTATCCTATCCCTAAGTCGTGCCTTTGCCTTCATACGCTTTACACGCGGACTCTCATCTGGATCAGGTTTTTCAACTGGAGCTATACCCAAGCTTGTGCGCACTGTATTTTGAAGATTAAAAAATTCCTCTTCATCAATTATACGCAATTCTTCAGCACTACTAACCTTTGCGAGTTCTTCCTCAAGATTACCTAAGACTATTACTTGATTCTCATAGAGAATTGTAATTTCTTCATGAAGAAAAAATCTAAAGGCTTCGCGTATTGTATTTTCAAACTCCTTATCTTCATAGGCACTTCCAAGAAGAAAGAGCCAAGGAGTTGGAATTGGTCCATCATAACTCGGATTATGCTCATGGATAGAATCTTCTAACTCTTCTTGCGAAGTAGTAAAAAGACCTTCCCATTGAGTAAAGTTAGGGTTGTTTAAACTATCGTTTAATGTAGGAGGATATACAGAATAGTTTTTCTTTCTTATCGGCAGAGCTAAAAAAGCATATGAATTAATCATAAGCTACAATTAAAAACCCTTGTTCATAACAACTAATTTCTTCTGTAACGAAGTTTAAATCAAAGTCGCCGCCGATTATTTTACCAAGACCATTAATAGTCTTGCCATTTAGGCTCTCCTGTATCTCCCCAAGTATTGCAAAAGGACGCAAATTTTCATCTTTAATAATCCATTGCGTCATTGGTACAAATACTTCAATCTTTATAATAAAATCTCTAAACTCATCGTTTTCGGCGTTTATCTCGCCAGACTCGACTCTCATAGCTATCAGAGAAGTAGCAGTTTCCTTTGGGCCGACCTTGGGGACAACTTTTACTAACTTCTCAAAAAACTTATCTTTAATGTCCTCTTTTGTAAAATCAGGATGGTTTAGAGGGTCTTTATCAGTGTAATATAAAAGCTTTAAAAGATTCTGATTAGCCAAAAGGCGGCTTGTAATTTTCTGAAGATTGCGACCAAGTTCGCCACAATTACGTACTCCCATTACTCTTCGCCTCCCTCTAACCAATAATAATCATCACTTGTATCTTCGTCCGGCTTTTCAGGCGCAGGACTGTTATCATAGAGATACACGGGGTCATATGACACAAATTCTACACCCGGAGTAGACAGAAGGTCATAGCCCGTAATTACATAACCTTCTTTAAATGCGCCCTCTCCTATCTCAAAATAAACATCTTTCTTTATATATTCGTTCCTCGGCATTACCATAAAGCTTAGCTTTAAGTTCTCACGATAAAGAACATTCATGCGAGAACGAGATTTTATCTCATCTTTCAACATATTGTCTTCTTGTCCGTAAACATACGCCCAAGATGATTGTGTACTACCATCGCGCGCAGTCCATGTTAAATAATGAGTCATGCGCAAAAGCGTATAGCGATTATAACCACTTGCTTTAATATCTTCAAGATAGTAAACCATCCAAGGACCTTCGAAGCCTTTGATGTCTTTCAACATCAATATGGTGCCGGGCATAAGTTGTACTTTAACTCTTGTTAAAAGATGGGCCATCGTTTTTGTATTGTTTTGAGAATATGGTTCAAGGGTGCCCGCCTCAAGAGTATCTCCATAAGGAAAATCAAGACGATAAACAGAATAGAGAAGCTTACGCTCAAATTCTCTTTCTCGCTTGCTTTGCATACGAGATGGATAATCGGTGCCATATCGATTTAATCTTTTAAAGTAAATGTCAAAATCGCCCATTATCTCTCACCCTTTTGATATTAGTGTCATACAATCAAAAATGGTACTCCGAAAATATTCATAACGCAAATAGCGTAAACTTGAAAGTTTATACATTAGAATGTAATAGTTAATTGTACGTTCATCTTCGGGAATACCCATTAATTCAATTATAATTGAATCTAAAAACTTTTCCCACTCTCGATTCTTTTCAAACTCACAAAGGAGTCCGAAGAGTTTGTTTTTTAGTTTATTATTGTAGCCCTCTTGCGCACTTGTCATGTATTATCACCAGCCCATTTCCGATAATTATATGGAGACCCTTTAATGGACCGATAATATATACTTTCAAGTCTGCGCGCGGTATCGCGTTCATACTGTAGCGTCTTGTTGAGCTTGTCGAGAGTGTTACCGGGGGAAAAATCCCTCTCATCATACAGAGGTTTTATATTTTCCCAAGTCATAATACTACGATTAAGCCACTCGCATTTCATAAGAGAAGCTAAAATTTGAATTTCCTCGTTATTGAGGTCACCCTCAAATCCTTCCTCTGTACGAGCAAGAGAAACACGTGGAAATTTAAACCAAGGCAGGGCCGCATCAAGAAGTCCCGACAGATCTTCCTTAATTTCATCTTCAGTCCAATCTGTCCAATCATCTTCTAATATTCTACCAAGCGCCGCCTTGTAGACTATAGAATAGGGGGTCATATTAGTCCTCCTTATCTTGACGATTAAGCTGTATTGCCTTGATAATATCAATACCAACCAATTCTTTAAGTATTTCAGCCTTAGAGACGTCCGCGCACTCGTTAGCAATCATATAACTAACAAGATTCTGAAGCTGCTCATAAGGAAGTTTTTTAACTTCTATCTTAAAGTCCATAAGCGGCATAACTGTCGCCATTCTTTTAAGTTGAGCATCATCCAAGCATACAATCTCAGATTCAGCCGCCGTTTCTAAACCAAGTTCAACGCGCGCGTCCTTATTGTCAATATACAACATACCTTGTAGTATCATATACTCAAAGCCCGGGTCATAAATAGCTTCTTTAAGAACGTCCCAAGACATGGGCTTTTTCGCGCCTTTCTTCTCCCAACGCCTTTTATAACGCAGGTCGGGAATATTAACTGAAATTGAGCCATTGGTCATATTGATAAGCATAATTTTGGTATCATTTGTCATAATTTTTACTCCTTTTTACTCGCCCTTATAGGGTTATATTTAAAGGGGAAGGAAGGAACCCTTCCTTCCCCGTGTTATTAAAGATCGTAGGGTGATGCGTATGTTTGTGTAATACCAGTGTTCTGATATATGGCCCAGTTGTGGTGTGCCAAGATAGCAGAGCCCATCTTTCTGTACAAGTGTATCTCCATGGAGTTATCACGGTTCTTATAGTCGTTAATCTGGGTCTGACCCTCAAGAACAACCTTAACTACACGCTCTCTGCCAGTGGGAAGAATGTATGCAAGCTGGGGATCGATCCAAGTCTTCTCATTAGTCTCATCAATGAAGGACTGAGGAAGCTGGACAATGGGGGTACCACGGAAGATATTGATGTAACCCTGATTATGGATAGCATCGATATCCTGAGGATGATAAACACCCGCGATGTGATTGGTAGCGTCAACAGGAACGATAGCATCTGCGCCCATGGCAGCGATGAACTCGCCGGGAGCGAAGATAACTGCGCCATCACCGTATGCGCGAACGACATTAACAAGTTTAACCATTTCCTCGGAATCGAAGGAAGAAGCGGAGTGCTTGTTAGCTGCGGGACGACCAGTTGCATTGAGAGCCGCGCGAAGGGTATTCTGAATATCAACATAGAGAGAGTCAGTAATACCCTCGGTCATGATATCCATAACATCAGCCATAACCTCAGCACCGTCAAGCATTCTCTCGTAATCGATTGTGCATGCGCCACCGATGGTGTAAGTGTCAACAGTAAAGGTGTCAGAATCAAGACGGAAAGTCTCGTAAACACCAGAAGCCGCTGCACGAGTAAGGAACTTCTTCGCACGATTGCGGCCAAGGCGAGTCTTGAAGACAGCCTTCTCATTGTTACCGACAACCTTAACTTCAGCAAAAATGCCGACAGCATCGATAACTTTCTTGGGAACAATCTCATCGATTGTTTCAACCATTATAGAATATATATCATAACGGTTCTTCATAAAGCTATAAACGTCGTTCGCAAGGGCGTTAAGCTGATCGCGAAAGGCGTCATTTACATTCTGAACAGAATAATTAGCAGGTGCAGTACCGCGAGCGGCATGGAGAGCTAATTCTTTAATCTCAGCAATAGTAGCCATTGTATAATCCTCCTTTTAAATTAAAGTCCAATAACTTCGAGTTTAACGCCAACCTGACCATCGGGCATAGAACCTGCGCCCATGCCAGTGGCGACTTTGAAGCAGAGACCCGAAGTGGGCTTAGTCTTGGTAAGAGTGACGACACCCTCAGCACCGACTTTACCATAGAGAGGAGTCTCAGCAGCAGCCTTTATAGCAGCAACAGCAAGATCATTGGAAGCAAAATCATCTGAGTCATAACCAATGCAGTTAGTGGTCCAAATATCATGAATTGCAGGATAGCCCATACGAGGATAGGTGCCCTTCTTATTAATAAAGTTCTTGAGACCAACCTCTATATCACTATATATGTGCTCGCTGGTATAAACAACAGCAAGAGGGCAATCCTCATCAGTTGCCTTAGGAAGGCGTACTTCGCGCTTAGCAGTATCAACAGCGAGAATCATACCATTCTCTGCTTCAACACTAAGTTTGCACTGAGCCTCAACGCGGCCGTCACGGCGGAAAGCAACATTGTTAAGCTCTATCTGACCATTACCGTCAATAACAAGTCTTGTAAAAGCCATTATTAAATTCCTCCATTATTTGTTAGTGTACTTCTCAAGGATTGCATTTATACCATGAGGCGCATCATTATCCTTGGGAATATAATGTTTTTTAGATTCAAGAGAGAAGTTAGAGGGGTTACTCTTAACCAAAGTATAAGCCAATTCTCTCTCAAGAGCATCATAAGTGTACTTGTCAACCTCTTCATTAAACTGATCAAGAGTTGTCTGATCAAGTTTATTGGAATAAGAATCAACAAGAGCTTTCTTTTCTTGTCTTTCGATATTAGCCTTATACTCAGAGAGTGTTCCTACTTCCTCTTGAAGCGAGTTCTTATCGCTTTCAAGCTCAGAAATCTTCTGAGTGAGCGTTTCTTTCTCTGTATTAAAAGTAGCGATTTGAGTCTCATATTCTTCTTTTTTCTGCTCAAATTCGCTAATTTTTTCATTTAGATTGCCAACTTGCTCAAAAAGCTGATTTTTCTCTTCAAGTTTCTTGTCAAGATTCTCAAAGGTGTTTTCATTCAAAGCCTGAACAAGGCGAAGACTTTCTTTCTCCGCGGCGGTAACATCAACGATAAAACACTGTTCTTTTGAAGTTATCTCAACAGTATCTTTCTCATCATCTTTGGTGTAATAAACTCTCTCAAAAATCTGATTTTCATAATTCCAGCATACAGCGTAATTGTCATAGACATCACAAATCTCGTAATTTACTTCCCAGTTGCCCTCTTCGGTGCAATTAGGATTAAGAAGAGACCAAAGCCTCATATGCTTTTGATTATCGGAAAGCTTATAATTAACTATCATTTGCGTTTCCTCCGATGTTTTTTCAAATTGTAAATTAAAACGCTCCATATTTTCTACAAGACCTTTAAGCGAATCGCAGAAAGAAAAGAATGCTGCGCCCTCAAAACAAGGCTCAACATCTTCGCCAAGAATCTGCAATCCTAAGAAGCAAGCTTCAGTATAGACATAAAGTCTTTTTCCATTAATAAATTGCCAGCTACCTTTTATTGATGGAGTATAAAGCTCCATTGATTGAGCCTTGCCAACAATTGAATTTGCTTCTTCATAAAGCGCAGAAAAAATTAGAACATCCGAGCACCCATAAGTACGGGTCACACCATCACTATCTTGATGCTCTTCCCATGCAAAGTTTGGATTTTCAGGTACAATACCGTAAATGCGCCCCTCTGCACGTCGCGCGCCATGATCTGAAAAGTCGTCATTAAAAGAATCATAGATTCCTTTAATAGGAGTATAAGGCAATGTTTTTATGAGTTTGTCTGCAAACTCAGAAGTTACATAAGCACCATTGCGATTTTCTCCGCTATAAAAGATACGAACACGCGCTTTTGAAATTACCTCATTATAAGGTTCTAAATTTCCATATACTTCTACGGAAAATTGATTTAGTTTATCACTCATCTAATTTCCCCCGTATTATTAGCCGATTCATCATTCTTTAAAGTCTGCGGCGCTTTCTCATCATCAGTCTTCTTTGGCGCGCCCACAGGATTAGCTCCTATGGATCTTGTGGATTGTGTATAAGAAGAATTTAATGGAATAAACTTCTCTGTCAAATTCAACACGTCATTTTCAAGTGCCTTGACATTTAAAATATCTCGTTGAGAAAAGCCCATCGCAATAGCGGGCATTAATAGACTATAACCGCTCTGTGCGAGTTTGAAACAAATATCTACAAATTCTTTTCGATTCTGTTCGCAGACAGGATATATCGTGTATTTAAAGCTAATGTTGTTATTTGCAAAAAGTTGATTTACCAACTGTGTAGTAAAAAAGGCATATCGTGTAGCAAAGGTCATCATAATAGAAATATCCATTTTAATTGACGCTGCTAAGGTCGCACTACCGGTTGAGCAGAAAAGTTCAGAGCTAACGCCCGCGTTATTGTAGATGTTCTTATACATTCTATCCAATGTGTTATTAATTGTATCTGCTGAGCTGGAGGATGCTACTGCTTCGACATTTCCATAAGTAGTTAAAACACTTACATTACGGTTGCCCTTCATCATACCAACTGCACCTTCGTGCATAAGTTGGACTTCGTCTGGTTCAAAAAGAAGCGTACCATCACTAAGATGAGGTATCTCTTGAACCAAAATTTTTCGTATATTCTCAAGCGCGCGAGCTTGTTCAATATCGATAGCATTATCATATTCAACACAAGCTTCAATTGCGCTTAAAAACATTGGACGACCATCAAGTGCGGGGAAGCATACCCCTACATCTGAGGGAATCAGAATCCACTGAGGACCTTTTCCCTTCTTATATTTCCTGTAAGCCGTTACGATAAATTTAGGATAAGAATTTAAAGCTTCTTTTCTTTTCGCTTCTGAGTGGATGGTATCAAAATAGGCAACATTAAACTCAACAATATCATTTCCAAGTTCATCCTTGAAGTTGGTCGCGCAATAATTAGGCGGCAAATCAATTATTGAAAGTACATTCTTGTCTAATTCTGATATAACACCATAATAACACCCATCAACGAGCGCTCGCTGAGAGAATCCCACAAATATATTCCTCAAAGGAACGGAATCTATAAAGTCAATTGCACGTTGATAACGCTTCTGCAGGTGAGAAGTGGAGAGATTCTGACCGAAACTTGGATTAGGTATTAATAAGCCCGCATAATCCAAAAGCGTTGCATAGTACAATATAAGCTTTTTATAAATACCGTCTTTGAGAAAGTAGTTGCGAGAAAGTTTTTGCTGCTCTTCAAGCGAGCCAGATTCAACTATGCGCTTTATCTCTTCGGGCTTATAATCTCTTGTCGAGGTAGTATAACTGCGGAAATAAGAACTATTCCACGCCCGATCGTTAGTCGCTATTAGTGAATCCTTAACTTTCGCAAAGGAGGTTGCAAAATCAGGTTCCTTAGACGATATTTGATTGTTATCATTACCGTTAGAACCGGTCATAGGTTAGATACCTCCTGTAAAAAATATTAATTGCCGAGAGCCGCCGCGCCGTTTAGCCTTTTTAAAGGTTTCTTCCTCATACTCTTTTATGCGCCAAAGCCCATAAGCAAAGGCAGAGTATTTATCTTTGGGGTACCTTTCATTGATTCTTTCAAGGACAATATCGGTGCCCGCACCTGTACGTTTTAAACGCAGGTTTGCCATTTCTTGGAAGAGGTTTGTCGTCATCTCGTGTGGCATAAGTCTTTTAACTCTTTGCTCCACCGACATTTTTCGACCTACCTTAGTAGAAAGCAAGGCAACTTTTGCTTCTTGCTCTTTAATAAGAAAACGAACTCGACCGCCATTTAACTTGGCATAGCAATTACTGTGAATTTGAGAGTTAAGAGAAGCGGATGCTTTAATTCCATAAAGGATACATTTAGCGTCCTTTGGCTGAACTTTTCGGTAGTTTTGGTCATTTATAAAACCATAAGGCGGATAATATGTCCCGTCTTCACCGAACTGTGCACGAATCATTTCATCGCCAAGTCCGACTCCCAAGCCATTTGTGTCAAGCACAACTTCGCGCGGATCGTACAGATTAATTAGCCGTTTAATATCGGCCGCTTGGCGAGAAAAGGGTTTCGTCTCAGGAGTGCGGCCAAGAACCTCGATATTTACGAGGGTTGCATAATATTTTCCATCAAGGTTACTAACTTTGAAAATACAGGCTACGGTTTGGTCGCTCAACCTTCCAACCATTACTTTCCATACAAGTCGTTAATTTGTATGCGTTTTCTAAGAAACTGCTATATGTTTCCATATAGATAAGACTATATCTTTATCCCAAAAAAGGGATATTTTCCATTTCGACTCACTTGAGCCTACTCTCTTGCGAGATAGTCGTTGAACCAATTGTTTAATATAGTATCAATCTTGTCAAAGTCAAAATAACCAATTATTAAATAATCATAACCATGTGTAACAGCTTCTTTTTCCTTTTCTGTATCAATTTTTTGTTGCTCTTCAAGAGAAGTTTTAAAATATTTGTTTTCTAAATAATGCTGTTCACCATTATACTCAATAATTAAGTTATAATCTGGTAAATAAAAGTCATATCTTCTTTTTTTATTAGACTGCCAGTCAAAAGAATGTTCAATTTCAAAAGCTTTCTCATTATTCATAAGCCAATTTGTAATTTTTTGTTCGCCTTTACTACGCTTTTTGTTACAGTGCGGGCAACCAAAATTATCATAAAGTTTTTTTACTTTTGTTTTCCATATAAAACCACATTTGTGTTTAACAAGAACTTTCTCATTAGTTGAAGAATATTCACTCAATAGTTCATACTCTGTTGGAAGTAAAGCCTTTACTGCTTGAGTATTTAGAAGTTCTCTACCAACACAAAAGGGGCAATGAGGATTTTTAAGAAATTCACCCCATGGCTTACTATAAACTTGCTGGCATTTTAAACATTTGACTCTTACCATATATTTTTTTGTTTCTTGTCTGTACCAGAAATCAACAAGTTCCATATTGGAGCTATTTGAAATATAATTTTTAATCTTTTCCAGATTGCTGAGATGCTTTGTTTGTTTATTATTGGAATTATAACAAAAGCAAAGAGCTTTTCGAGAAGAATTAATATAATTATTAAAGCTTGAATACTGGGTTGTTTTTCCGCATTTCAAACATCTTATTGAAAACGGCTTACTAACTTTTGTATATTCAACTATTTCAAAAGGTTGGTTTGGAAACTTGTTTTTAATTCTTTGACAAATTTCGTCTTGTGATACTATTTTCATAATTGCCTCCAATTGGTGCGGATTGGCTCTTTTTAGCACTTAGGCTTGCGCCATATACCATACTGGTATTTGTTTCTACTTTCGTAACGTGATGGCACTGAGGTAATGCCATTTTAGTATACCAGTCTTTAAGCGTTCCCCGCTTTTAAGAAAATTTTGCATTTGCTAATTGCTTAGCAAAGGGACATTTATTTTATCCACTGAAATTAAGTAGAATTGATTTTTCGTAAGTCTATTCGAAGCGTGCAATTCGGGATTTTTAATTTTCCTATATTTTGATATCTTATCAAAATCAAACCAAGAATCACTATCGCCGCCGCTCCAACACGACATATACTCGCGCGCAAATGATTCTTCATTGTAAGATGGTGACATCTTTAACCCATTAATATAACTCTTATCAATTAGTCCGTGCATCATTGGGACTCGATAATCGCATCCCATAACAAAAGCTGTATCAGGCTCTATTATAGCCGTCTCAAAGCTATCAATAAGTTTGTCATAAGCATAAGACGTTTTGGAGCCGGCAGATGTCATTATCGCTTGTTGCTGGTTTGGTTCCTTCGGATTTACGGTGTTGTCGGGAAGTCGACGTGACACGTTCATGAGCGGGAGCACTATTTCAGTGATCTCCTTCTCGTCGTGGTCTCTTAACTCATCCAGTAGACCTCCATGACGTCTTCCGCCTCGAGTACTATCAACAGCACCAACCACGGTAAATTGTGAACCATTTCTTAGGTTAATTGTTACATAGTCCTTACCATAGTTGCCCGGAAGTTCAGCAACGCTTCCTCCTACGACTTCTCGCCGCAAGAGTGGGAAGAGTTGGAAGATTTCGGTGAACTTCTCCTTTGCAATCTGCGCACCCTGATTTTTATGCGGCGCGCATATAAAGCGTTTAGTACGAGGTATAAACACGCATTGGAGGAAAATCCCCAGTATCGTAAGGAAGGACTTGCTGAAGGCGCGACAGGCGCTGACATAAACAATCTTGTATCGCATGAGCGCGCGCAACACTATTCTTTGATAAAAGAAGAGACGAAATGAAGAATCAGCCGGTCTGATCATATCCAAAAACAAGTCTGGATAAGCAGTAAAAAAATTACAATACTTCTTAACAAGCTCCTCATTCTTCTCAAAGAAGTCTTGCCCTAAAACAACACCCTTATCAATCGGTAAGCCTTCTCGCTCTCCAACTTGCACATCATCAAAGTCTTGTGCATATTTATGAATTAATTTCATGGTCGCGCGCACTTGTTAGTCATGATCAAGATCAGATTGAAAATCCTCGTCTTCTTCACTAAGAAGTTTATCGTATCCATCTGCCTCATACTCATCAAGCGCATACTCACCTCCTGTATCATAGCGGTCTTCGGCTTTTTTCGCGTTTCGTAAAGCCTCAATACGGCGAGTTATCTCATCACCAATGCCTGTTTCGTTCGTATAAAGTTTTTGGTTGAAAGCTTGGATATTCTTCATTGTCTCGTCAACAACATCCCTTGACACATTGTCAAAATATTTGTTCCTCCAGCCTCTTTTCTCAAGCCAAGAGAAAAGTTCTCCAATAGAGTCGAAATCGTTAATATTTTTTGTATTCTTCGGTGTAAAGTCCGCCGCCTTGACGAGAGTATCGTAACTCTTCAAAAGTTTGTCGAAATCTTCTCCATCTCGAATTCTGCGGTCAATCTCGCTTGATATCTTACAAATCTTTAAAGCTTGGTCAGATTGAAGTGCGCCATTGACATTCTGTGTGGCAAGCAAACCATTATACAAATTCTCCAAATATAATAAATTCTCCGTATCATAGTTGCTACCCCATTTCTCTCGAAGCTTCCGAAGTTTCTCCTTACCAATGCCGGGAAGCTCAAACTCAAGCAAACCTTTTTCCTCGAGTCTTCGAAATTCTTTGTTATAATCTTCCCACCCGAAAGACGAAAATTCTTCTGAAAGAAAGATTTCCGCATAGGTATGAAAAACTTTTCGGCCGTTTGTCTCATGAAGTCGTTCAAATTCGTTCGGAACGAAAGGTATATCTGCCCACTGGCAGAGCTTGTTGACAACCGCCCAATCAAAATTCTTTTCCTCTAAGTATCCCGCGCAGCACTCGTCGCAAATCGGAAGTACCCCATCTGGATAAAGCCAAGACTTAGTTGGCGCGAAATCTTCTGGTCCAAGATGGTTGCCGCACCGCGCGCAAATTTTCTCGGAGAAAGTCTTAGTCCGTACTCGTAGAAGTGGCTGCATCTATCTCTTCCTCCATATGTGCGGCGGTTTGACACTCGGCCGCATCACTATAGTCGACGGGCGCGCGTGGTATAAGTAAGCTTGTAGGTAAACGCTTATAGTTTTTGTCTGCATGGAGTTCATTCTCGTCGTCTTCCGAGAGCGCGGCCTCCATAATCCAAATCAAATTATGACGCTGGGTAGGTGTAAGTCGAAGAAATTCCTCAATCAAATCTTCATAGATTTCAATAAAACTACGAATATCTTCTCCTTTCTCCGACTTGTCTACAAGTCGAATCTTCAAGACGCGCGCGATACCAATAAATTCGTCCGCGGGCATAACTGCAAGCAAATTTATAAAGTACGAAAATTGGCGTACCTCAACTTTACTTGCCGAATCGCGTTTTTTCTTTATTTTCTTCTTCAATGTTCTTCCTCCTTTTTTCGTTTTGATTTCCGCGCGCGTTCTTCCTTATCACATCTCTTACAACGTCCTGTAAGTCCATCACTTGCGCGGCTCTTCTTAACGAAAAAATCATTACTACGAAGTAGCAGGCGGCCGCATCCAGTACAAACTTTCCAGTTCTCGGGGAAAAATAAATTCTCCAAAAGTTCACGATGAACGCGCGCAGCCGTTGCAATTTGGGGTATGATTTTTTGTCTATAGATAGTTGAAATATAGTTATCGGTGTAGTGACTACCGTAGGTTTCGTTGAGTGCTTGCGCGATATGAGCATTGGTTTCGCCGCGAAGTTTTCGCGCGAGAAGATCGTTTTGGGACTCGCTTAGATTTGCTTCGCGCGCATAGTAGGTAAAAATTTGTTGGAGAGGGGTATCGCGGAAGTCTTCACGAAGCTCTAAAAATTCGGCTAAGTGGGATTCTTTCCGAAAGTCAAAAATTACGTCGGGGTCGGTTTTCCTCCACAGCAGACCTGTGAGTGCGCGCAGGTCTTTCTCCTCAAAATTTTGGGGCAGCAATTTATCAAACTCTATAAAAAATTCGGGTGTGTACCGAAATGGTAAAATTTCGAGTTCGGTAGGGATAGAAGGGCCGGTATCGTCTTCCGCAGGCGAATGGAGTATTGCGCGCTGGGTTGGAGCCGAAAACGAATCGCGAAGTGTATACTGTTGGCGGCGTAGTTCGACGAGATGGTGACGCTCCTTTAGGTAGGAAAAGCTTGTGAGGAGAAGGGATTTTTGGTGGGCGGTTTCGATTTCGGCAGGTTTCAATCTCGCTAAAAGCTCTGCGCGGGGCGGAGTTTTTCGTTTTCCCAATCTTCGTTCATACTCACAAAGTGCGAGGTCCAAAATATCGATTTCGGACCAGAGAGCTTCGAAGAGGACGAGTAGGTCGGGTGGAGCGTCTTGGCGAGTTTTTTCGCGGGAGAAGATTTCGCGTGTGACTTTGGTTGGAACGTAGGATTTAGGAAGAATTTCGGATTCTCCAGCCGTACTTACAAGTTCGTCGAGAGATGCGGGTTCTTTTTGTGTCCATGACTTACGTCTGCGGCCGAGGTCATACTGACCTTTTTGCTCGCCATTCTTCCCGTCTTCGTCGAACCCCCAAAGCACATATGCGGCGCACATATCTAATTCGGCGGGAGACGGTTCAAAAGGCAAGCCGTCAATATATTGTGAGAGGAACTCAACACGTTCTTTTGCGGTAGGGAGTTCCCAATTTAGTTGTAGGCGATTCAAGTTTCGGTTCTCCTTATAGGTTTATTGTAGGTAAGAATTCTCTCTTTGTATATATTATACAAACTTTTTTCGAGAAAATCAAATTTCGGTGAATAATAATTTTCTAAAAAAGAATTAAAAAAATTTTTAGGTTCGTAGTTTTTTGTTGGCAGCGGTTTTTATTTTCGGATTTAGAAAAATAAATGTTACCAAAAATAACCCCCCTATTTTTTAGAATAAAGAATAATAAAAGTAATACAAGTAATATTCCAATAAGGTATTATTAAAGTGATTGCTATATTAAAATATTAAAAAGGAATTAAAAAGGAATTAAAAAAATTTCTTTATTTTTCTTTTTTGATATTGACTTTTACTTGTCAATCTGTTATTATATAGGTGTTCCAAAACAGAGGAACAAAATACATACGAAAGTAGGACAAAAAAATGACAATTCGTGAAAAGAAAATCGCAGAGGTAAATTCTTATCTCGAAAAAACTCAATCTATTAATTACCATTGCAAGCCGAAAATGGGCATTGATAGCGGGCGCGGTGGTAAAGCGTTTGAAGCTCTTGTAAAGCTGTATCTCGGTAATTACAAATTCAAAGGTATCGCGGCGAAAGAATTTGCAACAGATACGACAAAACGCATAAACGGCAAGCGCGTGAAAATTGAGATAAAATGCAATGCATTCGAGATAGCTCGACTTGACGAAAGCGGCGAAACGGTTTATTCAATCTGCGACAATGATTATATTGTATATGCGCCCGACTTCGATGACCGCGCGCCTGTTGAATTGCAAGCGTATGTTATTCCGGCTCAGCTTTTCATCGATGAGCTTGAAAATGCGGGCTGTATACGCTTAAAAATGAGCACGCCTATGACGGCAAGAAAAAAGGCGGGCGAGTCGTTCTTCTATGATAGAATATCAATTCAGAATAACAGCCTTAAAAAGCTCGACAAGATATATGATATTCTCGAAGAAAACGGAATGAGTTTAAAAGAGTTCAAGGAGATGTGCGGGGCTTAAAGCCCCGCCCGCTCGGGCAATATACAAGACTAACTATAGAATGGAGAAATAACAATGGATGAATATAAACTTGAATGGATATCAGAGGATGTATCAATGGAATACGTACAAGAGCTTGTATCTCGACTTAACAAAGCCACGGAACAAGAAAAGAATGCCTATCAGTTGCTTGAATCTGCTCGAAAAATATATGATTCTATTCAGAATGATATGACGCTTGAAATATATGATAATGCACTCGACTGGTATATGTATTGGGCTGATTCGGTAGATGACATTATAACCGAGATTGAATCAGCGGGCGGTGTCATAGACTGACAACGGGCGGTGAATAGCCGCCCTATCTCTATGCTCACGAAGTGACATATCATCACCTTGTATATACCTATATCGCACCATAGAGTTGGGACGTCGGACGTCCCACCTTTGTGCTTGCAATCGCACCCGCTCTGTGGTATAATAGACTCAACAAAAAGAAAAGGCGGTACATATCAATGCAAAAGTACGATGTTTATTATTGCGATTTTGGAAAAAATCTCGGCAGTGAGCAGAGCGGTCTGCGTCCGTGTGTTATTTTACAGAACGATAAAGGCAACAAATATTCACCGACCACTATCGTTGCACCCATTACCTCAGCTACGAAAAAGAAGCTGCCAACGCATTGTGAGCTACAATTAGAGTTCGTTCACGGAACAGTTCTTCTTGAACAGCTCCGAACGATTGATAAATCTCGTTTGATAAAATATTGCGGGAATATAGAAGATTCGCAGCTACAAAAGAAGATTGATAAGCTGGTAAAGATAAGCCTCGGGTTAGACTGAGGCTTATTTTTTTCAGAAAATTGGGCGTTTAGAATTAAGGGAAAAATGTTGGGACGTCTCACGTCCCAGAATTATAATTGACAAAAAATTAAAAATAAGTTATAATATATACAGAAAGTAAAGGAAAGGACAAAAAGAAAATGAGTATAGAATTAAAGTTTGCATTACAGACAGTATTTGATATACTGATAGTAATAATGGTTATCGGTGGATTTGTAAATGAGAAGAAGCTGATAAAGTTTGAAGAAAAGCTGAAGCTGCGTTTAGCGAAAATTTTGTACAAGCTGCTTTTGCCTTTTCACGAAGCAAAGGAAAATACCAAAAAGAAATAACCCGCTCACAAGCTACGAAAGGAGAATTATTTATGGGATTTATGGGATGTATTATGTTTGTCGGAATACTTGCACTGATGTCTTGCATTGGCGCCGCACTTGGAAGTTCATAACTACAATGCGCGATGTGATAATTTGTCACTTCGCGCAATTGTAGGTTTTACCGAAAATTTGATTGTAGGTTTAAATTTAATTTTTATATAGGTATATAAATACCGATATTATATATACTATATATTATATATATTTATAGAAAATTTCTTTCAAGAAAATCTTCTCGAAAAGTTGGGACGTCACACGTCCCAATACTGGTATTGACTTTTCCCAAAATTTAGGTTATAATATATACAGAAAATGAAGAAAGGAAATAAAGAAATGTGGTATAATTATTGTGGTGAACCCGCGGGCGAAACCGAAGAAGAAGCAAAACAATTTGCAAAAAATGAAATGAGTAATCATGATATTCTTAATTATCTCGTAGACGCATTCGGAGATATGAAATATTTATTTTGGTGTATGCGGCAGAGAGAATTTTTAGAAGAATTTTCAGAAGATATTGAAAAAGCGATAGAAATATATTTTGAAGATAATTTTGAAGAAAGGAACGAAGAAGAATGAAAATTTATTATGACTATGACAGAGTAGAGTTACTAACAGAACAAGAAGCAAAAGAGTATACAAAAGAAGATGTTTTAAATGATAACTATGGTATATGGGAATTTATTACAGAGAATTATTCTTATACTGAAGTTATGGATAAGTTATCCCGAGACTTTTTCGATGATGTTACAGAAGAAATGGTAAAAACGCGACTTGAAGATCCCAACTATTTTCTTGTAAGGGAAATTCCCGACTAACAATGCCCGCGTGATATTTTATCACGCGGTTTCTTCTCTAAAAAAATGGGACGTATCACGTCCTAATTTTTCTGTTGACAATTCGCGCGCAGTAGTGTATAATATAAATGTAATCAAACGAAAGGAAATAAAAAATGACTACTAAACAGATATGGTTTGATATGGACGGCACTATTGCCGACCTTTACGGTATCAATGGGTGGCTTGATGATATCGAAAACGAACGAGCTGACGCCTACGAAAACGCTCGCCCGCTCGTTAATCTACAGGTGCTTGCTCGGCTGCTGAATCGTCTTTTGCGACAGGGATATGAAGTGGGAATTGTTTCATGGACTGCGCGCGACTCATCGGAAGAATATGCGGAAATTGTTGAAAAAGCAAAAAGACAATGGCTTTCAAAACATCTTGCAAGCGTTCATTTTTCCCATATCGATATTATTGCATATGGAACTCCAAAGCAGATAGGGCGAAACGGGATTCTTTTTGACGATGAAGAAAAAAACCGTACCTCTTGGAATGGTATTGCTTACGATGTCGATAATATTCTTGAAATACTTCGCGGAATGTGACGAAATGTCACACCCGCGCTTGTAGGTTGGGACGTTAGACGTCCTAAAAGTAAAGTTGACAAGTAGAAAAACAATAGTATATAATATAAATGTACTCAAGAGAAGTACAAGAATAAATATAAAAATTGAAAGGAACATAAAATCATGACTTTTTCTGAATTTGAAACTCGACTTAACTACTATTTTAATTCCACCAGTGAGCGAGATGTTTATGCTCTCGAAAAAATTTTTGACGGAGACGTATATCCGACAATGCCCACAGACGAAAAAAAAGGAATTGTATGAGTATCTCAATTCTCAGTATTCGGATTTTTATGCTGGATATACTCTATTGAAAATGATTAAAAATTATAATCCCGACGCTTTTGCAGAACAGTGTCGTGAAGTAACAGAAGAAAAAAGAATAGTAAGCAATTTTATTTATACAATCTTTTTCGATGACAAGATATTTGAAGAGTAAAGGGCGAATTTCGCCCGCTCTCTATGTGGGACGTAATACGTCCCATCTTCTCTCTTGACTTTTCGTAGAAAAAATTGTATAATAATTACAACAAAAAAGAAAGGAAGAAAAAAATGTCAAAGGAATTAATTTTAATTTTTATTATCCTAAATGTCCTAAATGTCATAATCCAAACAATAAAATCTCTTGCCACAATAAAATGCGGCAAGGTGGGCGCAAGTATTGTAAATGCAATCGCTTTCGGATTGTACACTGTTGTGGTTGTATATACTGTGTGTGAACTGCCATTGTGGTTCAAAGTTATTGTCGTTGCAGTTGCTAATTTTATTGGCGTGTTCTTTGTCAAGTGGTTGGAAGAAAAGTTCCGAAAAGAGAAATTATGGAAAGTTGAACTTACAATTCCGCGCGGGGTGTCTCCCGAAGTTTTTTCGGAATACTTTAATACAAATTCAATTCCCTTTAATTATATCGATATAGATAGATATGTAATCTTTAATTGTTTTTGTGCCACAGGAGAAGATACCGAAAAGGTAATTGAAATTGCAGAAAAATATGGCGGGAAATATTTCGTTTCCGAATCAAAAAAGTGACGCGCGCCTTGTGGGTTTTTCTCACAAGGCAAAATTATAGGCAGGACGTAAGACGTCCCAACTCCAGTATTGACTTCTTTCTTTCCTCGTGGTATAATACTATCAGAAATTAAAGAAAGGAACAAAAACAAATGGAAAAATTCGACAGAAGAAGAAAGTATTATATGATTCTCGACTGCGAGACGGCAACCCTGCCATTTACTTCAGAATATAAAAATGCTGAGGACAAGAAAAAAATAGCTATTGCAAAACCTTTAATATATGATATCGGCTATCAAATAATTGATATCAACGGCAATATTTACAAGCGTGTAAATTATCTAATATCCGAAACTTTTTTCGATATGCAAATATTCGCTACCGCTTATTATGCCGCAAAGCGTTCAATATATCTTGAGCGACTTGAGCGCGGCGAAATAACGCTCGCAAGGTGGGACACATTCGCGGCAGAGTTTGAAAATGATTTAAAGGTTGTGACCGCAACAGGCGCATATAATTCGATGTTCGACTTTAAAAAAGCAATTCCTTTTACAGAAAAATATGTCCGCGCAGTCTATAGCGGAAAATATAACGCTTTTATTAATACCGAAAAGAAAAAATGCGAGCGTATTCTTCGCGGCGAGAATAATAATAATCGTTGCTTTAAACCCGATGTTTTTACTTTTCGTGATATTGATTATCCTTTGTTTGATGTCTGGGGTCTTGCTTGCACTCATCTATTAAATAATGATGATTTTAGAAATTTCTGTAAAGAAAATAATCGCGTCACAAGTAGCGCAAAATATTATTCCACAACGGCAGAAACGGCATATCAGTTTTTAATGCTTGACGATAATTTTGAGGAAGCACATTGTGCGATTGATGACGCAGAAATTGAATCGGAGATTTTTGCTCTAATCGCAAAAAAGACAAAGCATAAATTCGAGCGCGGAATTATATATTTCCCGTTTAGAATAATAGGTCGTGCGGATATTGACGATTAAGAAATAAAGGTGGTGATAACTCATCACCTTTTTTCTCCGTACAGGTTGGGACGTTTGACGTCCCAAGTCAAGTCTTGACTTCTCACTCAAAAAAGACTATAATATAACTGTAATCGAGAGGGAAAACAAAAAAAGAACTTTCGACAAAATAATAAGTCAACGACAGACTCAAAAACGAGAAAGGAAAAAAGTTATGACAAGAAAGGATTTTTACAACGCAGTTATCGAGGCAAACATCAGCGAGGATATGAACGCTTTTGCTGATAAGGAACTCGCCAAGCTCGCCCACGAAGCAGAGTATCGCCGCAATACGTCCACAAAGAAGCAGAGAGAGAACGAGGATATCAAGGCAACGATTCTGACCCACTTCACCACGGGCGTCCATCTTTCGGGCGCAGAGGTCGCCGAAGCAGTCGGCATTACTTCTCAGAAAGCAAATGCACTTCTCAAGCAGTTGGCAACCGAGGGAAAGATTGTTGTCGAGGAAGTCAAGAACGGAAAGCGTCTTGTCAATTCCTATTCGATAGCCGAGTAATCAAAACGGGCGGGATAATTCCCGCCCAAAATTTTACCGAAAAACTGGGACGTTAAACGTCCCAAGTCAAGTCTTGAAATTTTTTAGAAAATAGGGTATAATATAGACAGAAAAAAAGAAAGAGAGGAAATTTTTAATATGACAAGAAAACAGGAACAGGATAAAAGACGGTCGGAATTTCTCAAAAAATTAATTGCCTTTATTGAATCCGAGGGCGATGAAGCAATTCAGATAAAGAAAAATGAAGTTGCTTTTCCGATTGTATTCGATAACGGTGACGAAGCTTTTATGAAAATCGCGGTAAGTATTCCCGCGGGAAGTCGTGATGGCGATATTTTTGACGCTTACTCACTTCACGAAGAATTTGAGATAAACGAAAAAAAGAAAGCCGAGACGGCAAAAAGAAAAGAAGAAGAGAAGAAAAAGAAAATTGAGCGTGACGAAAAACAACGCGCGCAGAATAAACTCATAAAAGAAAAAAGAGAGAAAGAGGGTTAAACCCCTCTTTTTTTTCAGAAAAGTGGGACGTTATACGTCCCAAATCAAGTGTTGACTTCTCTCCCATATAAGAGTATAATATAACTGTAATCAAGAGGAAATAAACCTCTTGAGCAAAAATAAAAAGTCAATGGCAGACTCTAAAACAAGAAAGGGAAGTATTATGACACAGAAAGAGTTTTTCGAGAGCATTATGAACAACGATGTTATTACCGAGGAAATGAGAACTCACGCGGCGGACGCACTTGCAAAGATTGAGGTTCGCGCCGAGAAGCGCAAGACAACGCGCAACTCAAAGAATGACGGACTCAAAGAAGCAATTCTCGCGTGCTTCGTTGAGGGAACGCCGATGACGGGCAAAGAGGTCGCAACCGCACTTGAAATCACTCCGCAGAAAGCGAACGCGATTCTCAAGCAGATGACTGAGGACGGTTCACTCGCTGTCTCGCAGGTTGCGAACGGTAAGAGACTCATCAACTCTTATACACTGCCGACCGCGTAAGTGTAAGTATAGAAGTAAGAGGGCAATAGTCCTCTTATTTCTTTCGGATAAATTGGGACGTTACACGTCCCAACTTCTTTTTTTATTTTTCTTCAAAAGTATTGACAAGTATTTCCGAAAATAAAATTTAAATATAAAATCTCATTATCGAATATTCCCCTCTACCCAAAAATGTGAAATTTTGTCACCTCGGCGATTGTAGGTTGCCTCGTATACATCAACGTACTGAACCGTAGATATGCTTCCAATATTCCCCTCGGATAAGCTGCAAATAAGCTGCGTTTGAGCTCGGAATAAGCTGCGAATAAGTATTATCGTTTATTAACCACTAATAAGCTGCGTCTTGGTTTCTCGCTACGAGTTGCGGCGGTATATATCGAGCGGGTTACGTATGAGCTGGGAAAGACAAATAAATTATTGTATAAGCTGCACTTTAGTTAAGTGAAGTGGGCGCATTTGTAAAGAAAAAGACCAAGGTTTCCCTTGGTCTTCTCTCGTTTTATTTTTACCTTACAATCGTCGAGCGGGCACACTTATGCCTCTACTTTGAAGTAGCCTTTCTGCATACCCTTGCCCGTAACCTTGACATCCTGAACCTGCGCGCGTCTCGCCGCAACGAGTGCGCGAAGAAGAGCTGTAGCCTTCTGGGTAGAAGTGCCGAGTATAGCTGCAACGTTTGACGCGGTAATGGGTTCAATGGTGAGTATGTCGGTCTCAATCTGTGCGAGAAGAGGCTCGTTCTCCTGTGCTTTCTTGGACTGACGCTCGCGGCGACTCTCATTAGCCTTGTCGATATTGGCAAGTGCGTGGGAGGCGAAGGCTTCCATCTCAGCGGTTACGGTAGCACCCTCAACGATAGTGGTGAAAAATTCTCTCTGTGTCATTCTTTTTAGTCCTTTCATTTTTGAAGTTGGAAGTAAAGAGAGACGAAATTTTTAGATGCGAGGAGCGGAGTTAACGGTTTCACGGTTTTCGTCTCCTTTACTTTCTATATATATTATAGCGCGATTTTAGGAAGAAAGCAAATTTTGGGAACGGTAGCGTAAGTTTTAACGTAGACCGTCGTATAAGTGGAGATACCTATACTCCTACTTACAAGTGCGCGAAACTCGCTCAACACGAACGCTTTAGTTAACTAAAGTGCGCGCATTCTTATAGGTTCTAAAGCTAAATGGAAACACTTACAAGACGCGCGGGACACTGGTTGGTTTGTCCGCTCCGAAAAATTTAAAGGTTTTTCGCTTTAAATTTTCTTTGAGTCTAAACTTCATTTTAAGAAGGTAGAAAAGAGGAAAAGAAAAAGGAATTAAACGCTGAAAGAGCGGGTTAGAAAGATTCGGAGAGAAGATTTTCTTTTGGGAGCGGGCTTGAGTTTTAGGCAAGTTTATGGTTTCGCGCACATATAAGTATACTTGTGAGTATACTTGTAATTATACTTGTAATTATACTTATAATTTGACGCATTTTCTATATTTACGATATTAAAATGCTACATATTAATAGGACAAATTACAAAAAACCCTATAATTTTCCTCAAATTTCAGAAAAAATTACAGAATTTTCACAAAATTTTCAAAAAAATTACAGAATTTTCACAAAATTTTCAGAAAAAATTACAATTAAACTTATATATATTGTAAGTATACTCACAAAAAATTTGTAAATCTCCAAATTCGAGAGCAGCCACTTTACAGATTATTACAGATTATTAAGCATCCATAAACGCCCATAAGGATTTGCCACTGCCCTTCCAACGACAAAGCGCCGTGATCTCCCTTGCGACGACAGCGATAGGAAATTCCATCCCCGGATTAGTGTAAGTTTACACGAAGGTTTACACGCCAACCTACAAGGCGGGCGACCGGGTCAAAGAAACGAAATCCCCATATATTGTAAGTAGAAACCTAAGAAGAAACACAGGCTCTTTCACACTTCACACTACACTACACTCCACACTTCACTCCACTCCACTCCACCCCATATACATAGGTATAAACTTACAATATACATAGGTATAAACTTACAATATACATAGGTATAAACTTACAATATACATA